ATGACACCGGAAGAGCACCTGCGGATTCTGGGCCCGGAACTTTTGGCCGAGATTCACCGACGCGTCGACCTCGCGCCGCCGCCGAGCCCCGAACTGATCGACGAACTCCGCACGATCCTCGCGCCGGCGATGCGCCGCACGCGCGCCCGGAGGGCCACCGCGCACCACAGCGAGATCCGCTCCGCCGCCTAGCACTTCGGGTCAGGGCCGCCCTTGGACGGCATTCCGCAGGCGACCCCTGGCCTACCCCGATCAACCCCAACACGAAGGAGAAGTAGGCGTGAACGCCAACTCTACGCCCACCCCGCAGCACAGCCCGGCCCTCGCCCTGGTGCAGCTCACCGGCGAATGCAACGCCCCCGCGATGAACTGGTCGATCAGCACCACCTCGGCCGGCCTCCACGGTTCCCTCGCCGCCCATGACGCCCGGCCGATGGTCCGCCTGTACGTCGACCTTCTGGACGCGACACCGCTCACGCCGCTGCTGTACGTCGACGGTGAGGGTCACCGCCGGGTGACCGAGCTCCTGTCGACGACGTGGCGGGACGTACCGATCACGCTGTCGTTCTCGTCGGACCTGAGTGCGTACCCGGAGCTGGTGGAGGCGGAGGAGCGGGCGCTGCTGTGCCGGTTCCTGTGCGAGCACGACGACCCGTTCCAGTGGTGCCCGGAGACGTGGCTGCAGTACAAGGCGGAGCTGGACGCGCTGCGGCTGGAGGTCGCGGCGTGATCGCCTCGATCTTGGCCGTGGTGGCGCTGGTGGCCTTCCTGTTCCTGGCGTGGACGCGGACGCCGAAGGCCCCCGCGGTGCCGCTGTGCTGGTGCAGCCACCCGTGCCCCGAGGGCTCGCACCTCGCACCGGCCTTCCCCCGTCAGCGCACCGCCCCCAAGGAGTACTGACGTGACCGACCCCAAGCACGCTCACGCCACCGAAAACGGCCGCTACTACAGCGACCCCGCCGGCGGCCCCGACCTCGTGTCCGTCACCAACGTCCTCGACACCTCGGTCAGCAAGCCCGCCCTGCGCTACTGGGCCGTCAAGCTGACCGTCGAGTGGGTCCTCGACCACCGCATGGAGGTCGCCCGGCGCGCCCTCACCGACCGCACCGAGCTGGTCAAGGAGCTCAAGGCCGTCAGCAGCGCCGTGTCCGAGGCCGCTGCCGACCTCGGCACCCGCATTCACATCGCGGCGCAGAACCGGCTGCTTCGGGCCCCGATCGCCGCCGATGCGCAGGTCCGCCCCTACCTCCAGCGGTTCGACAAGTGGCTCGTCGAGTGGGGCGTCGACATCGATCGGGACGTCGTCTCCACGGAGATCACCGTCCTTCACCGGGCTCTCGGTTACGCCGGCACCGCCGATCTGATGATCTGGCTGCCGACCGGCCCGGGCGGCCGCCGGGAGCTGTGGCTCATCGACTACAAGTCGTCCGCGACGCGGTCCGCGAAGTCGGTGTACGCGGAGAACGCCCAGCAGCTGGCGGCCCTGCGCTTCGCCGAGACGGTGCTGCTGCCCGACGACACGGACGCCGAGATGCCCGCCATCGAGCGGACCGGTGTTCTCAACCTGCGGCAGAAGTCCCACGCCCTGGTGGAGATGCCGGGCGACCGGGCCGCCTTCCGGGCCTTCCGGGGCGCCCTGGTGAACGCCCAGTGGCACCACGCGTCGCCGTCCTCCTATCCCGCGCTGCTCGCGCCCGGCCAGGTCGCCGCACCGAAGCGCGCCCCCCTCCGTTCCTTGCGAAAGGCGGCCTGACATGGGCTCTCGCCTCCTGAACATTCAGCGGAAGGCCGCCGAGCACGGCCGGCTCCGCACCGGCTACACGCAGGGCAACCGACCCGTTCGCTCCGCCACCTGGGTCGTGTCTTCGCATTCGGAGGAGCATGTCCGCACCGCGGCCGGCCTGTGGGGCGGAGAGGTCCAATCGTGGAAGCCTCTGAACTCCTCGATCGAGCAGTGGCGCGTCATCACCAAGAGCGACTCCATCGAGGCGCTGATCACCCCCGGAGATCCGCTCAACCAGTACAACGAGATGTGGTCCGCCGGCGGGTGCCAGCGCCGGTGCGACGGCGAGACGGAGCTGCTCTCCCGGAAGTCGTGCCTGTGCGCCGCCCAGTTCGGCCAAGACTGGCACCTGCAGTCGAAGAGCCGGGTCTGCTCGACGACGTCCCGCCTCAACGTCATGCTGCCGGACCTGTCCGGGATGGGCATGTGGCGGGCCGAGACGCACAGCTTCTACGCGGCGTCCGAGTGGGGCGCCATGGTCGACATGGTCCTCGCCGGCACGGGCGGGCAGGGCTTCGTCCCGGTGACGCTGCGCATCGAACCACGCCAGCGCGTCGCGGAAGGGCAGACGAAGAAGTTCCCGGTCGTCGTCGTCGAGCTGCGTGGAGTCACCCCCCGGCAGGCCCTGTCCGGTCCGTTGTCGACGGCGGTCGCGCTCAACCCGTCCCAGGCGCCGTCGACGCTGGCGATCGAGGCGCCGCGGCCGGACTATGTTGCGCTGGCGGCAGGCGGGTTGACCTCCGAGGACGTTCGCGAGGTGTGGAGGCAGGCGCGCAAGGCCGGCCACGTCGACCCGAAGGGCACCGACCCGCTGTCGGTGGAGCTCATGGCCATCGCCGCGCGCATGGATGAGGACGTGGCTGCGGAGAAGGCGGCCGCCGGGACGGACGAGGACGGCGCGATCGACGCCGAGGTTGTCGAGGACAGCTACGAGCGGCAGCCGTGGCCCGCCGTCGCGAAGGCCGGCGGCGGCCACCCCTGACCTACCCGGGCCGCGCCCGCCCATCCCGGGCGCGGCCCCTCCCCCTCGCATCCCTCCAGAGAGGAGGACCCCATGTACTTCAAGGACACCCGCAAGATCGGCTTCGACACCGAGACGACCGGCCCGGACCCCGAGACCGCCCGCATCGTCACCGCGGCACTCGTCGTTCGCGGCGGCAGCCGGCCCGACCAGGACTTCACGTGGCTGATCAACCCCGGCGAGCCGATCCCCGCCGAAGCCACCGCGGTCCACGGCATCACCGACGCCATGGTGCAGGCCGACGGCCTCGACCCGAAGGTTGCGCTGGGGCAGATCGCCGACAGGCTCTCCCGGGCCCTCGCCTTCCGCATGCCGGTCATCGCGTTCAACCTCAGCTTCGACTGGACCGTCCTCGACCGGGACCTGCGACGCCACGGACTCGCCACCATGGAGCAGCGGCTCACCGGCCACCCCGAGCCGGCACTGATCGACCCGCACGTCATCGACAAGCAGGTCGACCGGTACCGCAAGGGCACCGGCATGCGGAAGCTCAAGCCGACCAGCGACATCTACGGCATCGAGCTGACGGACTGGCACACCGCCGAAGCCGACGCCCTCGCGGCGCTGCTGATCGCCGAGGCGCAGTTCGCCCGCTACCCGCGGTTGGAGAACCTGGGTGCGGCGGGCCTGTTCCGTGCACAGCAGAAGTGGCGGGCCGAGCAGCAGGCGGGACTGCAGGAGTGGTTCCGCACGAAGGCCTCGGTGGAGCAGGGCGGCGACCCGAGCAAGGTCATCGACGGGTCGTGGCCGATGCGCCCTTTCCCGGTGGCGGTGACGGCGTGACCGGCCGCCCGAAGGTCGGCCCGCTGCCCCTCACCGACAAGCAGCTCGAAGTCCTGCAGCGGCGCGGGTGGGGCCAGGACATGCCGCAGATCGCCCGCGAGATGCAGATCAGCGTGTACACCGCCCGCGGTCACCTCAAGTCCGCCAAGGAACGGCTCGACGCAGAGACGACCGCCGACGCCATCGAGACAGCCATCGCCCGCAAGCTCCTAACCGCTGGAGGCAGTGATGTTCGGTAAGTCCAAGGCAGAGCTCCGCCGCGAGAACGACGCCCTCCGCGAAACGGTCGAGGAGCAGCACCGACACCTCCGGGCAGCCGGCGCCGACTACGCACTCGTCAAGCGCGAACGCATTGAGTGGCAGCAGCGCGCGGAGCGCACGGCCGATGACCGCATCGCCGACGCGAGAGAGATGACCCGCCTCAAGCTTCTGGCGTCCCGCCTGACCCTTGAGCTCGACTCACTCAAGAAGAAGACCGAGGCGCAGGCCGAACTGGCAGTGACGGCATGAGCTACCTGCTCGCCGTCCTCAGACGGCACTTCAAGGGAAACGGCCGACGCCGGGCCGCCGACCAGATCCCCGTCCTCAGCAAGGAGCGGGACTACTGGCGGCAGCTCGCCGAGGCCCGCCGGGCGCAGCTTGCCCACGCCGACAACCTCATCGGCCGCCTGTGCGGCCAGCGCGACGCCGCGGTCCTCGAAGCCGCGGCCACGCGCGAGACCGCAGACGCCGTCCGCCCGCTCGAAGCCGAAGTCCGGATGCTGCGCGCAGTGTCCGTCCCCGCGCCCGCCGACCGGGAGCCCGCCGCAGCGTGATCGCCGAAACCGCCATCCGCACCCTGCTCGACCCGTCCTGGACGCTGCTCGTCATCTACGGACTGAGCGCCCTCGCCGTCGCCCTCATGGTCATCGCCTACACCGCGTGGAGCACCCGCAATGACTGACCTCCTCACCCCACCCATCCTCCTCACACCCCCGCCGACCAAGCCCATCGTCGTCGGCCTCGACACCGCCCTCGGCTCGACGACATCCTCCGGCACCGGCATCGCCTCCTCTGCCGGCTGGTGCGAGTCCGTCGGCTACCGCAACGCCAAGAACCCGATCACCGGGCTGCCCCACGCCGAGCGCGTGACCGAGCTGGAGCAGCTCGCCGGGCGCATCCTGCTCGCCGTCAAGTCGCCGACGCTCGTTGTCATGGAGCTTCCCGCGCCGTCGCGCTCCGGCGGAGGCAGCCACGAGCGGGCGTGGCTGTGGTGGGAGGTGTACCGGCAGTTGATCCGCTCCGACATCCCCGTCGGCCTCATGGCAAACAACCAGCGGGCCCTGTACGCCACAGGCAAGGGCAACGCCGGGAAGACCGCCGTCGTCGAAGGTGTCACCCGACGCTGGCCCGACTGGTCGACTGGCGGGGACGACAACCTCGCGGACGCCGTGACGCTCATGGCCGCGGGCATGGACTGGCTCGGAACGCCGCTCGCCAAGATGCCGGCCGTCAACCGGGCAGCGATCGACAAAGCGCAGTGGCCGACGGTGGTGGCGTCGTGAGCAAGCCCCTCGCCCCTCACGGCACGTACGCCCGCTTCCTCGGCCGTCCCGCCGCCAACATCGCGGGATGCCGCTGCGACGACTGCACGCTGGAGGGCCGCCGCTACTACATGCGCCGGGACTACCTGGCGAGCACCGGCCGACCACTGACGGTCAGCGCCGAGGCCACTCGGGAGCACCTGAAGTCGCTATTCGCAGCCGGGGCCGGCTGGACCCAGCTCGTCGCCGTCAGCGGCTCATCATCGTCGACAATCAGCGGCATCCTCTCGGGCCGGCAGGCGACCGTTCGCCGCAGCACCGAGCAGAAGCTCCTGCGCATCCGGGCCGAGCAGGTACGACCCGAGGTCCGCTCGATGCCTTCGGTCGGAGCCGTACGCCGGCTGCGGGCGCTCACCGCGTTGGGTCATACAAGCCGCAGGCTGGCCGCGGCAACGGGCATGAGTCACTCCCTGATGACCGCGCTGCTCGGAGGAACGCTCCAGCAGGTGCGCCCCCAGACGCACGATGCGATCTGCACCGCGTTCAAGCAGCTGGCCATGGTTCCCGGGTCCAGCCGCGCGACGGCGACCAGGGCAATCGCGAAGGGCTGGGCCCCGCCACTGGCCTGGGACGACGACCTCGACGACCCCAAGGCTCGCCCTGCGGCCGGCTCTGTGCGTCGCATCCGGTCCGCAGCATAACCACCTTCCGTCCCTTCACCAACTACTAGAGGAGTCAGGCCTGATGGCCGGAGAGACCCAGATCACACTCGTCGGGAACCTCGTCGACGATCCCGAGCTGCGCTTCACCCCAAGCGGCGCCGCCGTCGCGAAGTTCCGCGTCGCGTCGACGCCCCGCACGTTCGACAAGCAGACGAACGAATGGAAGGACGGCGAGACGCTCTTCCTCACCTGCAACGTCTGGCGGCAGCCCGCGGAGAACGTGGCGGAGTCCCTGCAGAAGGGGATGCGCGTCATCGTGCAGGGCCGGCTGCAGCAGCGCTCCTACGAGACGAAGGAGCACGAGAAGCGGACCGTGTTCGAGGTCGAGGTCGACGAGGTCGGCCCGAGCCTGCGGACCGCCACGACGAAGGTGACCCGCGCCAACCGGCAGGCCGGCCAGCAGGGCGGCGGGCAGCAGCAGTCTCGCCAGCAGGCCGGCGGTGACCCGTGGGGGTCGCAGGGCGGGCAGGCACAGCAGCAGGGCGGCGGATGGGGCGCGCCGCAGGCAAGCAACGATTCTGAGCCCCCTTTCTAGATCAACTTCCCGATCGGGTCCACCCGCACAACCCCCCAGCACGGAGGTACCGCCGCATGACCAGCACCACCACCCCGGCCCCCGGCGGTACCCCCACCACCCACAACCGATCCACCTACGCCAACCACGGCTGCCGCTGCCACTGGTGCCGCCACGCCGAAGCCTCCTACCAGGCCAGCCGAGACCGCCTCAAGGCCTACGGACGCTGGCAGGGCAACGTCCCCGCCGACCCCACCCGCGCACACGCCCGCGCCCTCAACGCCGCCGGCCTCACCTGGGTCCAAATCGCCGACCGCGCCAACCTGCACGTCGACGTCATTCGCAACCTCCTCGCCGGCGCCAGCAACCGCGAACCCTCGAAGACCATCCGACAGGCCAACGCCACCAAGATCCTGGCCATCCCCCTGCCCGACAACATCGCCCCCGACGGACGGGCCCCCCTGGACGCAACCGGAACAATCCGACGCCTTCAGGGCCTGGTCGCCGCCGGCTGGCCCGCCCGCCGCCTCACGCAACGGGCCGGAATCCAGCAGCGCCACCTGCTGCACCTACTCGACGGGAAGTTCCGGCAGGTCAGCCCCAGCACCGCCCTCACCATCCGCCGCCTCTACGACGACCTGTGGAACCGCGACCCACGCACCGACGGCGCCCGCTGGTACGACGTCGAACAGGCACGAAAGTTGGCAGCCGCCAAGGGCTGGGCCCCGGCGCTGGCCTGGGACGACGACGAGATCGACAACCCCGACGCCCGCCCCGACTGGACCGCCCGATGCGGCACCCCCGGCGGCTACTACGACCACTCCACCATCGGCACCCCCACCTGCCAGCCCTGCCGAGACGCCGTCCGCCAAGCAGCCACCGAGCGGAAGCTGCGCCGGCGCGAACGCCACCCGCTCCCGCCCACCTGACCCTCCAACCGGAAGAGACCGTCATGTCCAAGCCCCACACACCCACCAAGGCCTGCCCCCACCGCTGGTGCCGCCCCGCCCACCGCACCGCCACCGCACTCGGAGGAATCGCGGTCGTCGCCATCGCCGTCCGGCAGCCCTGGTTCCTGACGATCCTCGTCGCACTGACGGTCCTCACCATGGCCACCTACGCCGTCATCACCCGCAAGTCGATGCTCGACGTCGCCACCGAGGACCTGCCGCCCATCATTCCGCTGATGGTGCGCCCCGGCTGGGCCAACGCGGCCGTCTCCATCGACTTGCTGTTCCTGCTGACCACGCCGGTGATGGTGCTGGCGGTCGCTCAGTCGCAGCCCGGCACGTACGCCGCCGACGTCGCGGCCGACGGCCCGATTCCGATCCTGATCACGGTCGCGGTCGGCGTATTCCACCAGCTCGCCCACCACTTCGCGACCCGCCCGGCGCGGCCGAAGCGCGTCCTCGCGCCCGTGCCCGACTAGCTCCTCCCTCCCGCTCAGCCGCACCGCCTGACCCTCAACAGGAGTAACGCATGGACGATTTCAACCTCCGCAGCCTCGTCCGCGAGGTGCTGGGCGGTACGACGATGACCGACCCGACGCAGATCGCTCGCGAGGTGGACCGCCGGATCTCGGAGGACGACTGCCGGGACGCTCTGCGGCAGGCGCTTCGCGGTTACGTGCGGGAGGAGATCACCCGCATGCGTCGGCATCACGACGTTGAGGAGCCCGTCGCGCAGGCCACGTTGGTGTCCAACGTGACACCGATGGCTTCGGGCGGGGCGGGTGGCCCCTCGGCCCCGGTGCGAACGGTGAAGCCGGTTCGCTCGGCGAAGGTCGCGGGGATCCGGGAGTGGTGGAGCAGCAAGCTCCTGGAGCCCTATCACGTCGGCGAGAAGGTGTACCGGCGCCTGGGTGACTGCTCGTTCGAGGATCTGCTGTTCGCCGCTGCGGAGCGCCGTGAGCATGCCGCCCGGAACGCGGCCCGGGCGGAGTGGTTCGAGCAGTTGGCGGAGACAGTTCGCGCGGCCGGCGTGTCACGGGTCCGGGATCTGTCGACTGACGTTCTGCAGGCGCGTCTTGGGGACGTGGCGGCATGAGCGTCGTAGACTTCACTGCAGGTACCGACAACGGCCACAGCCCCATTGAGACCCACAGCAGCCCCGCCGTGGCCAGTACCGAAGACTTCCCCAACGGCCACGTGCCCATCGGCGCCCAGGAGGTCAACGCCGTTGGGGAGCACAACCCGCCAGCCCCGGCCAATGACGGGTCGATGCCCAAAGGCCCTCCGCCGGGGCTGGCGCCCTCCCCCTGGGCCAGCAACAACGGCCCCCTCCTCACACTCCTCGCCGACGCCCTCGACGACCTTGAGCGCACCCGCATAGCCAACCAAAACCGGCTACGCCAGCTCACCCGCACCGAGGCAGACAGCGACGGCGAAGAACGAGGCTTCGGCCTCACCCTCGACATGCCCCAAGTCGCCGCCGTCGCAGGCATCGTCGACGCCCTCGCCAAGCTTGAACACGACGCCACCCTGAACCTCCAGCGGGCCCTGCGCAAGCACCCCCTCGGTCCGTGGGTGAAGACCGCCGTCGGCGTCGGCGAGAAGCAAGGCGCGCGGCTCATCGCCGCCATCGGCGACCCGTACTGGAACACGCTGCACAACCGGCCCCGGACCGTCTCCGAACTCTGGGCCTACTGCGGACTCCACGTACTCCCCAGCGGATCGGCACCCGCCCGCGCACGGGGCCAACGCGCCAACTGGTCCGCCACCGCGAAGATGCGGGTCTACCTCATCGCCGAGTCCTGCGTGAAGAAGCGCGGACCGGCATGCCGGGATCTCGACGGGAAGCACGCTGACGGCTGCACGTGCAGCCCCTATAGGCGGACCTACGACGGCGGCCGACTCAAGTATGCCGACGCCATCCACGTACACGACTGCCGCCGCTGCGGACCCGCCGGCAAGCCCGCGCCGGCTGGCACCCCACTGTCCGCCGGACACCAGCACGCCCGAGCCATCCGACTCGCCATGAAGGAGGTCCTCAAAGACCTCTGGCTGGAATCCAAGCGCCTCCACGAAGGCACCTAGCCGCCGGGGCGGCACCCCCGCCCCGGCGCCCCTTGTCCACCACCCCACCCTCAAGGAGGCCGCCGCCATGGCCCGCATCCGATCCATCAAGCCCGAGCTGCGCACCTCCATCACCGTCAGCGCCTGGCCCATGGACGTCCGCTACTTCTTCGTCCTCCTCTGGGGCTACCTCGACGACTACGGCCGCGGCGTCGACGACGAACTGCTCATCTCCTCGGACTGCTTCCCCCGCGACCGCACCGTCACCCCCGATGTCGTCGATGGCTGGCTGGAGCTCATGGCCGACTCCGGGCCCGTCTGCCGGTACGAGGTCGACGGCCGGCGGTACCTGCACTGCCCGAACTGGGGTGAGCACCAGAAGCCGCAGCACCCGGCGAAGATGCGGATCCCGCCGTGCCCGGAGGACGAGCCGGAGCCGTTCAAGACGTGGCGGTCGGAGAACCCGCAGCGGATCCGGACACGCTCACGAAAGTCTCGTGAGGATCTCACGAGGTTCTCCAAGACCTTCTCCGGTACCTCTCCGAAGGCCTCCGGAGGGCCCTCGGAGGGGATCGAGAACGCTCCAGCGGGCCGAGTGATGGTTCTGCACCGCGGCGGGCAAGCCGAATCCGCCAACCCGCTCAACCCCGCAGGTCAGGGCACCTACGGAGAACCTCCGGAGGATCTCATGAGCCCCTCTGGAGACTCTACAGAGATCCTCACCCCTGAGCAGGGAGCAGGGAGCAGGGAGCAAGGGAGCAGGGAGAACAACACGTCGGTGATCGCCGAAGCCGACCTGCGGCCCGCCCGGGCTGACGTTGAGGAGGCCTGCGCCCTCCTCGCGGATCTCGTCGAAGCAAACGGCAGCAAGCGACCCACCATCACGGCGAAATGGCGCGACGCCGCTCGCCTCATGCTCGACAAGGACCGCATCGCCCTCGACGACGTCCTCGGCGCCATCCGCTGGTCCCAGGCGGACGAGTTCTGGTGCTCCAACGTCCTCTCGATGCCCAAGCTCCGCGAGAAGTACGACACCCTCCGCCTCCGAGCCCAACGCGGACACACCCTCGCAGCCACCGGAACCGGCGGCTACCAAGGTCCCTACCGCGCCCCCAGCAACGCCGACTACACACAGCAAGGCGGCTTCTGACCATGGCCGAACCCCAAGCCCTCGGCGCCATAGGCCCCAGCGCCCTCGCCCGCATCATGGCCGGCATCCGCGACCGCAATCTCACCCAGGAAGCCGGGCCCGTCAGCCAAGCCCCCAACGAGGACGACCCCGGCCACCCCAGCTACCACCACCGCGCCCGCGCCGCCTTCGCACTCAGCCGCTGGAACACCGCCGTCCCCCACCGGTACGCCAACGCCACCACCACCCACCCGGACATCCAGGCCTGGGCCGACCGAGCCGCAGCCAACATCCACGACGCCGGGTTCCTCGTCATCAACGGCGCCATCGGCACCGGCAAAACCCACCAGGCCTACGGGGCGCTCCGCCGCATCGCCGAAACCGGACCCAGCCGCTTCGAAATGATCGCCGTCACCGCCCCCGACATGTACGGGCGCCTGCGCCCCGGCGGGTCCGACAAAGGCAGCGAACACGAACTCAAGCAGTACGCCCGCATCCAACTGCTGCTCCTCGACGACGTCGGTACCGAGAAGCTCTCCGAGTTCACCGAAGAGGCGACCTACCGCATCGTCAACGCCCGGTACAACGCCGGCCTCCCGCTGATCATCACCACCAACCTCCTCGTCCGGGACCCCGCGGGCAGCCGCACATCCGACCTCGTCGGCCGGCTCGGCGACCGCCTCGCCTCCCGCCTCGCCCAGGCCGCCCACATCGTCACCCTCGGCGGCCCCGACCTCCGCCGACAGGACGCCTCGTGAACGTCAACGACAACTGCCCCAACTGCCTGCGTCGCGACGTCGCGCCCCGCCTCGACCAGGAGGACTACAACGGCAACCCGCACAGCACCTACGTCTGCCCGTCCTGCGGCCACACGTGGACAGCCCAACGGGTCGCCGACCCCGAACCGCCGTACTACGCCGTGTACGACGACCCCGACGCGTGGGAAGCCGACGACGACTTCACCGCCTACGACCGGGACCGGTGGGGCCAGTGACACGCGGCAAGGGCAAATCGTGCCCGCCGGCCCTGCGTCAGCTCGTCCGCGGCCAGCAGCTGGCCACGCTCGGCGTCGACTGCCCCCGATGCGCGGCGCCGGCCGGACGGCCCTGCACGGGGCCCTCCGGGCGGACGCTCACCAACCAGCACGCATCGCGGTTCGAGGAGGCCGGGGAGAAGCCGCAGCTCGCTCCTGGCCCCGACCTCGGGGAGGCGTCGTGACGCGCCCGTCGACGGAGATCCCGGACGCGGTCACCGCGGTCGTGCAGGCCGTCCTCGACAGTCACCCGGGCTGTGATCCGGGTCGGCGCGGGCACCTGATCGTCCGCGAGTTGCGGGCGTTGGGGTGGCGGATCGAGGCGCCGGTTGAGGGTGCCGCGTCACAACTGAAGCCGCCACCTCCGTGAAGTTACCGGCACGTAAACGATTTGCGGTGCCCAGCCCCCCTCTCGGGCCCATCACCCCAGACCTACCCCCGCAGGCCGCTGGCGGCCTCACCTGACCCCCGGAAGGGGTATTTATGGACCACATCGAATCCCCCCAGGCGCCTACCGGGCCGTGGAGGGTGGATCTGACGCCCGAGCAGGCTGCCCTGGCCGGCCGGTTGCAGGCGCGGGCGGAGCAGCTTCGGAACGCTTCGGCGGCGGGCTTGTCGTGGCGGGACGCGGTGGATCTGGCCGCGGTGCAGATGGGCGTCGCGCAGTGAACCGCCGGGTGATTGTGACGGGCGGCCGGTCTCTGGAGTCGCCGGCGTTGGTGTTCGAGGCGTTGAACGCGGAGTACCTGGCTGCTGCCGGCGGGCGGGTGTTCGTGTCGCACGGGGCGTGCCCGACAGGGGCCGACGCGTTTGCTGCGGAGTGGGTGGGTCGGCTCGGCGTTTGGGCGGTGGGGGTGCCGTTTCGGGCGGACTGGGACAGCTGTGTGTGGGATTGCCGGCCTGGCCATCGGGTGGAGAAGCGGCCGGGCGACGTGGTGCATCCGGGGTTCTTCTCGGACTACTGCCCGGGGGCGGGGCCGCGGCGGAATGCGCGGATGGTCGAGGCCGGGGCGGACCTGATGCTGGCTTTTCCGACGCCGACCAGCAGGGGCACGTGGAACGCGGTGCGGCTAGCGAAGGCGACCGGCATCGAGGTTCGGGTGATCTGGCCGTGAGCGGGCAGCAGAAAGCGCCGCGCGGCGGTGCCGGGCGGCTTCGGGTGGGGCTAGTTGGGCTACTCGGCGGGCTGCTCCGTGGTGGACCAGGCGCCGGCTGCAGGCCTGTCGGGGAGCTTGGCACCGGGGCGGCGCATGTACCAGCGGATGAACTCTCGGACGACTGCTGTGCGCGGGCTTCGGCCCTTCGGGTGCATGGCGCGGGTGGCGGCTTCGAATGGTGTCCATTCGTCGTCGGGGATGCGGAGGGGGCGGGCGCGGTCGTAGTCGGGTGTCATGTTCGCAGGGTAGCTGGCTGTATCTACAAGAGGCAAGGCCCTGGATTGCGCCTTGTAGATACAGAATCTTGGGCCAACCGCTTGCTTTGTAGATACGAGAGGCGTAGCTTCGTATCTACAAGGAACGGCGAGGGGCCGGACCAAGTAGCTGGCGAGGTATCCAACATGAGCGCCACCACCCGCATCCGCACCCGCCGCGCCGCCGCGATCCTCCGCCAGCGCCGCCGTGACAACAAGCTCCCCGCCGGCACCCGTTCCATGGCCAGCCACTGCATCGCCGCCGGCCTTGAGCCCGAGCTCGCCGCCGGCATCGGCAACGCCCTGCACAGCAAGGCCAAGCAGCTCCGCCTCACCGCCACCACCGGCCGCGCCTTCCGCAGCACCATGGGCCGCCTCCCCGGCGTTACCGGGCGTCGCGTCCACCGCTACACCGAGGCCCAGTTCCTGCAGGCCGTCAACGCCTACAACCCGCGCGCCGCCCGCTTCGTTGACGCCCGCGCCTTCCTCCTCGCCGCCTGAGCCCGCCACACCCACCCGCCCCGCACAAGCCGCCACAGACCCCCGGAGAGCCCGCCATGAGTACCCCGTCCGCTGCCTTCGTCCACGAGTGCGAGACCACCCTCCGCGAGAAGTGGGCGAAGGTCTGCGGCGACCAGCCGACCGAGATCACGATCCGCACCGTCCCGCCGCTCGTCATCGGCCCGTATACCAAGCCCGGCCTCACCTGCCCGCACGGCATCACGTACTGGCTGGAGCCGACCGGCGAGCAGATCGCCGAATGGGTCCGCGACCGCGTCGAGTAGCCCCTCCGCCCATCCGCCCCGACCACCTGAGGACCCGCCATGACCCAGCCCGCCACCAACCCCGCCGCCCTCCTCGACGAGGACCTCACCGAACTGTTCGAGGACTGGGAGATCCCGCACGGCGCGCCCCTGCGCAACTACCCGTACGCCGTCGACAAGCTCGTCGAAATCCTCAACGACCACGCCGAACGCATCGCCCCCTACCGGTACGTCGAAGGCAGCCGCTACCCGGTCGTCATCACCACCACCCAGCGCTACGTGGTGTGGGTCGAGGCCGAGACCGCCAAGGATGCGGTCGAGGGCACCAAGGACAACTCCGAGTGGTACGAGCTGATCTCCGGCGAGACCGCGATCGACGCCGACTACGAGATCGAGGCCCCGGAGCACTGGGAGAACCATCTCGTCCACGAGCACCGGGTGGGTCCGAACCGGGGCTGCCAGACCTGCAACGCCCCCCAGGTGTGGGAGCAGGTCGTCCACTTCATTCAGCACACCGAGGCGTGCCCTGTCGGCGTGGCCGAGCACGCCGAGCGTGAGGCCCGCTGGGCGCGCGAACGCCAGGAGCGCCTCGCCGCCCGGTACGGCGCTGCCGCCCCGAAGACGGAGGACTGAGCCATGACCCAGCCCCTCGACCTCGCCCCCATCCAGGGCCGCTACGAGATGTACGCCGCCATCCACAGCAAGTCGGGCAAGTTCGCTCACTGCCCCGCGCAGGAGTCCGCCGAGGACGTGCCGGCCCTGCTCGCCGAGGTCACCCGCCTCCGCGCCGAACTGACCAACGCCCGGGCCAGCGCCGTTCACGAGGCCGCCCGACTCCTGGAGGCCGCCGGCCACGACGACGACGCCGTCAACTTCCTCGACGGCTGGGCCGACTACGACCAGCCCGCTCCCGCCCCGACCGTCTGAGAGGCCGCCATGACCACCACCCCGCCCGACGTCGTCCACCTCACCCACGGCGGCACCCGCTGGCACGCCAACGCCGACTGCCAGGCCCTCGACTCCGGCCGGCTGCTCTGGGACTCCGCCGAGGGAGGCGGCGCCTACGCCGTCCGCGAGGTCCCCTTCCGGAACGCCACCGACCTCGGCCGCACCCCGTGCCTCGTCTGCGCGGTCCCCCCGGCCACCGAGTGGACCGTCACCCCGGACAATCTCGGCGAGCTGCTGGAGATCGTCGACCCGTCGAAGGTCCACTACGCCCCCGCCGGGCCCGGCCGCTACGTCAGCGTCGAGGCCGACGGCCTGACCGTCATGGCGCACAAGGGCCTGGCCCGCACCTGGGCCCGGTTCGGCGACACGATCCGCCGTGAGCGTGGCGGCCGCTACACCGTCCAGCACGCCACCGCCCTGGAGGGCTGACCGTCATGACCACCCCGCAGCCCGAGTTGACCCCCGCCGAGTGGGACGAGCGTGAACGCCGTCTCGACGCCGACATCAACGACGCCCGCAAGGCCCTCAACGCTGCCCGCAACCACTTCGACCAACTCTGCGAGGAGCGCCGCGAGATGCGCTACCAGCGGATCGAGACCGCCCTGGAGGGCTGATGACCACCCCGCCGACCATCGAAGACGCCGTCCTCGGCCTGCTCGACGCCCTCGACGAATCGGATATCGACCGGCCCGCCCGCCAGGCCCTCACCGCAGTCCTCGACGCCCTCCACGGGGCGGACACCGCCACCGTGCACCGAGCCGTGGAGCACGCCAAGACCGTCCTGCGCGAGCACCCCTTCATCGACGCCGCCGACCTGGAGAACTGACGTGACCACCCAGTCCGCGCTCACCGACGTGCAGCTGCGCGAAGCCGTCTGCACCGCGATCGTCGATGACGCCCTCAAGCCCCGCGCCGAGCGCCTCGGCCTCGTCGACGCGATGCTCGCGGTCGTCTGGCCCCAACTCGACGCCGCCCGCCGGTCCGCCCGGGCCAGCGAGGAGAGCGCCACCATCCTCCAGCGGCAGATCGACGCCCAGGCTGCCGAGCTGGACGCGATGACCGACCTCCGCCAGCGCCTGGCGACGGCCGAGGCCACGATTGAGCGGATGGAGCGCACCAACCGCATGGTCAACGGCGGTGCCCGCGACGCCCGCGAGCGCGCTGAGCGGGCCGAGGCCGAGCTGGACGCCGCCCGCGCCGAGCTCGCCACCGTCCGCGAGCAGCTGGCCGAGGCGACGATGACGCCCCGCGAGCGCGCCAACCGCCGCGTCCGGGCCCTCGTCAACGCCGGCGACTACGAAGGCGCCATGGCCGCCGCTGAAGCCTTCGAGGCCAGCGAGGCGCACGCCGCTACCAACCCGCAGCTGTGACCGCCCGTACCGCCACCTGACCGGAGGACCACCGTGCGCCGGACCGCCGCCGACGACATCGACCCCGTCGCCATCGACCGCGTCATCAACAACCACCAGCCCCTCCCCGACCTCACCCCCGCCGAGAAGCGCCACGCCGCCGCCATCCTCCGCAAGGCCGGCATGACGTACCTCGCCATCGCCGCCCGCCTCCGCGCCCCCAAGGGCACCGTCTACGACTGGCTCCGCACCGCCCCGCCCCAGCCGATCCGGCACATCCCCTGCCCGTCCCGCGCCGCCTACCACCGGCACTTGGCGGCCGGCGAGGACTGCCCGCCCTGCCGGAGCGCGAACGCTGCCGCAGACCGCCGCTACCGCCACACCGGCACCACCGCCGCCTGACCCGCCCCCTACCGACCGGAGGACCACCGTGCACCGTGCCGCACCCATCGCCCTCGCCGCCTACATCGCCACCATCCCCACCGCCAACTGGGCCGTGCAGCACTACGGCATGGTCCCCGTCGGCCTCGGCTACCTCGCCCCCGCCGGCGTCTACCTCGTCGGCGCCGCCCTCGTCCTTCGCGACCTCGCCCGCGAGAGCGCCGGACGCTGGCCCGTCGCCGCCGCCATCACCGTCGGAGCCGCCCTCTCCTGGTGGCTCGCCACCCCCGCCCTCGCCCTCGCCAGCTGCGCGGCGTTCGCCCTCTCCGAAGCCCTCGACATGGCCGTCTACGAGCCGCTCCGCCGACGCGGCCTCCTGGTGGCGATGGCCGCCTCCAACGCGGTCGGCCTGGCCGTCGACAGCCTGCTGTTCCTGTGGCTCGCCTTCGGATCGCTGCAGTTCCTGCCCGGACAGCTCCTCGGCAAGACGTGGATGACCCTCACCGCCATCGCCACCATCTCCCTGTGGCGCCGCACCCGAACGGCCACCGCATGAAGTTCTACCTCGGCACCCACATGCCCAACTGGCTCGCCACCGCCGGCGTCCCCCTCTTCATCTCCCGCAACCGCCTCAAAACCCGCCGCACCTTCCCCCGCGCCATCGCCCCCTGGGCCCTCGACTCCGGCGGCTTCACCGAACTCATGCAGCACGGCCGGTGGACGATCACCCCCGAGCAGTACGTCACTGAAGTCCGCCGCTACCAGGACGCCATCGGCCAGCTCGACTGGGCCGCCCCCATGGACTGGATGTGCGAACCGTGGGTCATCGAAGGCGGCCAACACGGCCCCCTCACCTTCACCGGAACCGGCCTCACCGTCGCCGAACACCAGCGCCGCACCGTCGACAACCTGATCGAACTGCGGGCCCTCGCACCAGACCTGCCGTTCATCCCCGTCCTTCAAGGCTGGACCCTCGCCGACTACGAGCACTGTGCGCAGCTATACGCGGACGCCGGCATCGACCTCGCCGCCGAGCCCGTTGTCGGCCTCGGCTCCGTCTGCCGACGCCAAGCCACCACGGAAATCGGCGACATCGTCACCCTGTTCACCAGCCGCGGCCTGCGCCTACACGGCTTCGGCGTGAAAACCCGCGGGCTCGCCGACTACGGCGACGACCTCGGGTCTGCCGACTCGATGGCCTGGTCGCTGGCCGCCCGCCGCTCCGCCCCGCTGGCCGGCCACACGCACAAGAACTGCGCGAACTGCCCCGACTGGGCCCTCGCCTGGCGCCGGCGGATCCTCGCCGCCGCCTGACCCGCCCCCGGCCGGGCGGCCACCACCGCCCGGCCCCACCGACACCCCAGGAGAACCCGATGTCCACCGCACTCACCCCCGCCGACCTCGTCCGCGACGCCGAGGACAGCCTTACGGCCGCCCGCTTCGCCGAGACCCTCCTCGCCAAGTACCCCGACCTGCCCATCGCCCGGATGCACGCCGTCGGCGTCGACGGCGAGGAGCAGGTCGGCCCCCTGCTGGAGATCCAGGTCGGCGACGACCCCGAGGCCGTCGCCAAGTGGGCGGCCGAGGTCGGCGTCAGCGTCGAGCAGGGCCCGTTCCTCAGCCTCACCCAGCACCGCGCGACCACCGTCGTCGACGGCGTCACGGTCATGGTCACCGCGTACGAGGAGCACGAGGACGAGGACGACGAGCAGTACTGACCGCCTGCCGCCGCACCCCGGCGGCCGACCCCACCCCCGAAGGAGAGCACCGTGACCGAGAACCCGATCCTCGACTACCTCAACACCCTGCCGCCCGTCGCCGTCGCCCCGTTCGTCCTCCGCCGCACCGAAGACGTCACCGGCGTCTCCGGTACCGGCATCGTCGCCGACGGCGCCCTCTTCCCCGCTGCTGGCCAGAACAAGGCTGTCGTCCGCTGGCGCGGCGAGCGCGGATCCACCGTCGTCTGGGACCGCATTCAGCACGTCAAGGAGATCCACGGCCACGACGGCCGCACGACTGTCGAGCTGATCCCCGTCGGCGAGTTGATCGCCGCGCTCAAGGCCGTCGTCAGCCTTCCGTCCGCACCCGTCTACTCCGACCACCCCGGGCACATCGCCACCGTCACCGGCTACAACACCGCACTCAGCGACGTTCGCACGGCGATCATCCTCGCGATCGAGGCCCTGCACGACCACGACGAGGCCCTGTGATCGAACCGCCCGCGCCCGACGACCAGCCCATCCCCTGCTGAAGGAGCACCCACCCCATGCCCGTCTTCATCCTCGGCCTGCTGCTCGGCGGCGTATCCGGCGTCGGCACCTACATCCTCACCGCTGACGGCTCGCTGTCCGCCCTCGTGGCCGCCGCCGTCGCTGTCTGCTGCTGGCTCGGCATCGCCGCCGTCCTGTTCATCGACGACTGACCGCCACCGCCCGGGCCGGCTGCCCCCGCGACAGCCAGCCCGGCCCCACCTCCTAACCACCTCCTGACCGAGGAGCCACCGTGCCCGACCAGACCCCCGAGCCCATCGTTCCCGCCTCGATCGTCGACCTGTGGAACCGCTTCGGCTGGCCCGACGAGGACACGCTCGCCGCGATGGCCACGCCCGTTGACCCCCTGCTGACCAAGGAGCCCGCCGTGCCGGAGCCGACCGACCCGTTCGCTGCCACCCAAGCGCCGCTCGACGTCATCCACGCCGCCGCCACAACCCTCGCCACCGCCGACCACCTGACGCTCGACCGCGACGGCGTTCACGCCCTGACCGTCCTGCTGCGCGTCACCGCATGGCAGGCGGAGTCCAACCCCTTCGCAGCCGTGGAAGCCCTCGCCGTCGCCCGTGCCGTGCTCGGCGGGTGCCGAATGAGCGCCGGCGCCAGCGTCCCCGACTGGCTCGTCGACTACTTCACGCGGCGAGAGGCCGGCCGGGCCCAAGCCGTCGCCACTGTCCTCACTGGCCTGACCGAGCGGGAGCTGCTGCTCGTCATGGAAGCGGCCGTCATGGGCTGGGTACAGGGCCAGCGGCATCACGACCTTCCGGTCCCCGGGAACCGGAAGATCCTGACCTCGGTCGTGGACGCCTGCCTCAGCTTCGCGGACATCTATCCGACGATCAGCGGCTACGTCGAAGAAGCCGAGGACGACGAGGCCGCCGAGTGACCGGGCCCGAGCTGGCCGGCCTGCTGGTCGTCCTTACCGCCATCACCGCCGCCGTCCTCGGCACCCTCGGTTGGGACCTGCGGCGCACCATCCGCTCCGCCGAGACCACCACCGAGACCGCCCTCGCCGCCCGATGCGCCGCCGCCGCCGAACAGGCCGAGCTGCAGCTCATGGCCGACGCCATCAGATCCGGCCTCATCTACCCCGGAGAGGAAACCCAGTGACCGCCTTTCCCGCAGTCCAAGGCCACTGCCCCGCCTGCTCCCGCAGCACGCTGATCCTCGGCGCCGGCGGGTACGTCACCTGCGCCCACCTCGACTGCCCCAGCCCGACCGCGGCCAGCGACCTGCTGGACCGGCCGGGTGCAGCCGACATCGTGCACACCCTCCGCAACGCCCACGTAGGCCCGAACGAGGCTGATGGCATCGAAGCCGCGATCGACATTCTCACCGGCGAACGCCCCGCCCAAAGGCCCAAGCGCAACCGGCCGACCAGGAGGAAGCCGTGACCCGCGCCGAAGTCCTCGCCAAGGCCATCGAGTGGGCCGCCAAGGCCGAAGACGCCGAAGCCACCCGGAACCACCACATCCGCGAGGCAGACCGCAACGCCCGCATCAAGTACTGCGAGCACCACGTCGCCACCCACCGCGCCAGAGCCGACGATGCCGCCGCAGAACGGCAGACCTCCATCGACATGGCCGCCATGTGGACCGCCATCGCTGCTGCCCTGCCCGGACCACAGCCCTACATCGCGTTCACCACCCCCGAGGAGCCGACCCCGTGAGCTCTCAGCCCCGCTCCAGCCACCGCATCAGCGGCCCCGCCCTGTGGCACATCCTCGACATCCAGCGGCAGGCCCGGCGCCTCTCCTGGCGAGGCGTCGCCCGCGAGACCGGCACCGCCACCGGCTCCCTGTTCACCCGCCTCCAGCGCGACGACATCAGCCTCCACGGTGACAGCCTCGTCAGCCTGCTCGTCTGGCTCGGCCTCGACGAGCAGATCCGCCCGCTCATCGTGGCTACGGGCAGCACCACCGCGCCTGGCCCCGAGACCGAGCCCCCTGGGATAGCTGTGCTCGTCCACATTCTGCGGAACAGCAAGGTCTCGCATCTGCAGCGCGCGTTCCGCGAGTGCGACATGAAGATCACATTCGACGCCACCCCGGAGGAGCCGACCTCGTGAGCCTCCTCACCGCCCGTCAGCTGCAGATCCTCACCCGGGTGGCCGAGGGTGACAGCAACCCGCAGATCGCGAAGCGCTACGACCTGGCCCTCGGTACCGTCGCCACCCACCTCGTGAAGATCCGCGCGCGGCTCGGCGCCCGGGACCGAGCGCACGCCGTTCACCTCGCGCACGAGGCTGGCCTGCTCGGACGCAAGCCCCGCCGCCCCAGCGCCCAGCAGGTGAGCATCCTCGCTCTCGCTGGCGACGGGCTCTCGAACGCCCAGATCGCCGAGGGGCTGGGCCTGCCCGTCCACGTGGTCAAGAACTCCCTCCACAAGACGTTCCTGCTGCTCGGCGTTGCTCGCCGGGCGGATGCCATCGACGCCGCCCGACGGGCCGGCCTCATCCCCACCCCCCTGAGGAGCGCCGCATGACCGAGCCCACCACCGACCTCGCCGCCCTGCTCGGCCAACGCGTCACCGTCACCGGCCCCAACGGCAGCACGTGGGCCGGCACCCTCACAGCCCTCGCCGACCAGCCGACTGCCGTCATCGACCGACCCGACGGTGGACGCGTCTCCCTGCCGCAGAGCTACACGTACACCGTGGTGTCCCGCCCGGAGGACGAACTCCGCGAGCAGCTGGCCGCCGCCGAAGCCCGCATCGCCGCCGCCCGGGCGCTGCACTATGCCGAGGGTTCCCAGTGGGGCGGCCTGCAGTGCTACCTGTGCCGCGACCCGTACCCGTGCGCCACGGTGACCGCGCTCGACACCTCGACCGCCGCCTTCGCCCTGCCTGTCGACGTCCTCGGCGCGCTCGTTCGAATCGCCCGCCACGTTTCCGCTGGCCGTGACGCTGTCGGCGCCCAGGAGCCGTACCCGGACGTGGCCGCCCGGTGGGCGCTGGGCCGGCTCGACGACGTCGGGCTCCTTGCTCGGCTCGACGGTCACACCTGCGCGGATGGTGAGCCGTGTCCGGCTCATGACGAGATCGCCGACACCCCGGCCGCACCGTGCGACCACCGGAACCCGAAGCGCCTCGCCTGTCGGCCCCTCGACCTCGCCGTCGTCTGCGCCTGCGGCACCGAGGTCACAGCCGGTCTCCGACCGCACCGGCGCTGACCTGGCAGTAACGATGTGGCAGCCTCGCGTGACGGCCCGAATCGTTCCTGCCGACCGGGCCATTTTCCGTGACCTTTTCGGGCTCTGGCCGGGCATTTACCAGCTCTGTACAACGGACTCATGACCAACCCCGAGTACTTCCCGATCAGCGCCGCGCACCTGCGGAACTTCTTCGACGCCGACGGCAAGCCCCTTGCCGGGCGGAGCAAGTGTCCGACGTGCGGCAAGACCGTCTTGTTCCAGCTGGACTTCTCGAACGGGCAGGTGATGCGGTTCCGCAGTCCCTGCCACGCCTTTGAGGTGCCGACGCCCAGTTGATCGTTGGCGTTCCTCAACGCGCCCGACCGCTTTGGTCGGGCGCTTTCGCGTGTCAGGTCCGGTGGAACGGTGGACTCGGTACGCTCTGCCGGTGACTGAGACACCTGCTTCGTTCGCTGCCCTGCGTGCTGCCACCGACGCCAATGGCGGTGTTCATCGGACGACCGTTCGGACGCTTCGCAACCTGGTTGGCCAGTCCCGGATGAGTCGGGGCGTAGCGGAGAAGATCGAGCTGAACCTCAACGCGGTGGGGTTGCGGTACCTGCCGCCGCAGATTCCTGAGGGGCAGGACGACGTGGTGGTGCTGCACACTGACGCCGAGGGGCTGGCTTCGGTGATCAGCCTGGTGCGGCGGATGGCTGCTGCGCCCGCGGATGATCGTCGGTCGGTGATGACTGCTTCGCAGTTGAGCTGGGAGTTGCGGCGGTTGCAGGGTGGGGCCGGCTCGTAGGTGTGCGTGTGCCCCGCCGGCTTGGGTCCGGCGGGGCACACGTGGTCGTCTGCGGGCGGCCTGTTCCGGGTGATCGCGCCAAGGGGGCCGATGACGTGATCAGGCGGGGTTGCGGCAGGTCATGCCGGGCCTGTCCGGGGAGACGACGCCCTCGGCCTGGGAGGCCGCCGAGGGCTGCGGCCGGCGGGCACTGACCGCGGTCTCACGGTAGACCTGCCGGGCCGGTTCCGGAAGTCTTGACTCCGCTCTCTTCGGGGCCCATGCTGACCGTCCCTCACGAAGGAGGTCACCGGTGCCGGAGATGTATGTCGGAGACCCGAAGGACTGGCCGCCGTGCACGCGGTGCGGTCGGGAACTGCTGTACTCCCTGCATGTGTCGCTGGGCGACGGCGTCCAGTTGGAGCTCTGCCAGTTGTGCGACGTGGAGGTTCCGTATGCCGCGGAGCTGGTGATGATGCTGGCGACCGGTTTGATCGCTGCGGAGCGGGTGCAGCCGGCGTTGACGGTGTGGATGCACGGGGCGATGGCCGCCCGTGGCTGGTACCACCATCCTCATGGCGAGCGTGTGGACGAGGGCCCGGTGTCATAGGCCGGGCAGCGTGTCCTGGTCGATGTCGTGGCGGGCGGTGTGGCCGATGTGGTCTCAGCATTCGGGGCCCAGGCGGAGCAGCCGGGATTCCGGGTCGTGGAGTGCCCGTTTGCAGCGGCGGCAGGTGACGCGGACGGTGAGCTGCCCCTGCGCCGGGAATAGATCCACTGGATGACTGCCCATCAAACATCGCAATATCGAATAGAATTGGAGGGCAAGCGAGCCCCCGAATGGTCACACATTCGAGGGCTCTGCGATCACCTATATCGGAGGTGTCGCATGAGTGAGCGTACCTGCTCCATGCGCGGATGTACGAACAAGCACTGCGCTCGCGGTCTGTGCCAGCAGCACTACAGGCAGGCGCGAGCCAAAGGATTCCCTCCTGAACAGCTGGCGCTTCCTGCACCCAATGTGCACTCTATAAGCAATCCTGACGTGGAAGCCCGAACCGGGGACTGCTCGACCTGTGGTCCTGGAGTTCGCATCCGAGTGGGTAACGGCCAGCGAGGCAACGAGTGCATTACCAAGCGGTACCAAGATAACCGTCGCATGAACGGCGTACGGGATCGGACGACCTACCGCAGGAAATCGCACCTGCGAGCCAAGTACGGGCTAGAACCGCATGAGTACACCGCCATGGTCGAGGAGCAGCGGGGCCTGTGCCTGATCTGCGAGACCCCTCAGGAAAAGCTTGTCGTGGATCACGACCATCAGACGGGGAAGGTGCGAGGGCTCCTATGCAATTCGTGCAATGCCGCGCTGGGATTCCTTCGCGATAGACCAGAAGTTGCTTTGGCTGCAGCGCGATACCTTCTGGATCGAAGTTGACTTGCAGGGTCACAGTCTCGGGGCCTTCTCGGTGAGGGCGTAGAAGCGGCGTGCCGGCCTGCTCGGGTGCGGGCCGGTTTCCTCCGTGACGCTGAGCCAGCCGGCCTCGGAGAGGCGGCGGAGCAGCGGGTACAGGGTGCCGGTGCCGAGGCCGGTGTCCGTGGCGATCTGCAGGCCGTAGGCCGGCTCGTCCCGCCGGGCAAGGTCGGCGAGGACGATGCGCACCGGGGTGGTGAGCCGCGGGCGGCCCGTCATGAGGACTGCAGGCGGGCGAGTTCGGCTTCGAGCTGAGCGATACGGCGGGCTGCGTCGGCCGGGGAGAGGACTTCCTGCAGCGGGGTGCCGGGCGGCAGGCAGTCGGGGTGCCAGAGGCGGCCGTCGGCACCCGCCTTCCAGAGGCGCAGGGGGCGGTCGCAGTTGGCGGCGCAGGTACGGGCGGGAAGGGCGCTCACTTGGCTACCTCCGGGTCGATGATGTCGGCGGTCATGCCGACGCATCGGTTCCAGCGTGATGCGTCGTAGGAGCGGCCGGGGGCGTGCATCTCGCGGCGTTGCTGCTCGGCCAGTTGGTGGGCGAAGGCGAGTAGCGCGGAGGCGAGCGCGGACTGGTGGTGGTCGGTGAAGTACGCCTGCCAGCCCGGGCCGATCTCCTGCCGCGCGTGGTCGTAGGTGACCTTGTAGGAGGCCCAGGCTGCTTCGAACGCGCCGGTGTCGTCGGCGCGCATCTCCTGGATTCGTTCGAGGTGCTGGGCTTCGGTGAGGCGCCGGCATTCTGCGCAGGGGACGCCTGCGGGGTGGCCGATGGAGCGGCAGGGGCGTGTGCCGTCGGGCATCTGCTCGTGCTGGTCCGGGTGGTGGCCGCAGCCGATGCACATGGTCTCGCTGCTCACTGCTGCTCCTCGATGGTGGGCCAGTCCCGTTCGGCGCGGGCGAGCGCGTCGTCCGGGATCGGCCCGTAGGTGACGTCGAGGTGGTCGAGGAGCTCGCCGAGCTTCTCGTTGTCGAGTGTGATGGCCACGAGGTCGACGCGCTTCGGGTCGTTCCGGTCGCTGACCAGTGCTTTCCCCTCCCCCGGGTATTCGCGGCCAGCGGCGAGGGCATCACGTGCCTTCTGTGCTTCGGCGATGAACTTGTCGAGGGCGTACAGGGCGTTCTGCTGGGTGCTGGGGTCGCTGTACTCGGTGTCGGCGTCAATACGCCAGCCGTCGCACTGGTTGGGCAGGCTGACCTTCCAGCCGGGCTTGTTGTCTTCGTCGAGCCAGGGTTCGTCGACGTATTCGACGGTGAAGCCAAAGACAGGCTTGCTCATCCGCTGATCTCCTTCTCGCAGGTACCGCAGAGGGGGTGGTCGCCGGGTGTGGCGCCGTAGTTGCCGCAACGCTGGCACTCGGTGTTGGCGTGGGCACTGTCGACGGCTTTGGCGAGGCGGACGACGGTGGCGGCGAGTTCCTCTTCGTCGTGCTCGCGGAAGAGGTGGTCTTCGAGGTCGGTGTCGTCGAGGAGCTCGTCGGCGTCGCAGTCGGTGACGGGGCAGGGCTTCACTGGGTGGCCTCCAGGTCGATGGTGAGTTGGCCGGCGGCGGCGAGTGCGGCTGCGCGGGTGCGGGCTGCGGTCTCACGGTGGTGCGGACCGTCGTACCGAAGGTGGCAGAGCTGGCACGCCGCAAGGAGGTTCTCGGGTCGAACGTCCCGCGGCTCGTGGTTGAGGTGGGCGACGGTGAGGACGACCTTCGATCCCGTGACCGGGTTGGGCTGACCGTTGCGGGCTTGGCAGCGGCCGTCGTGGTCGAGGCCGCAGTGCCCGGTGCATTCACAGCGGCCTGCGGCGCGGTTGGTGCGGATGTCGAGGCTGATGGCCGGCCAGTTCTTCGGGTACCGGTCGCGGTTCTCGGGGCGGATGGGCACTGCTGCTCCCTCGGTCAGGTGGTGGGCTGGCAGCCGAGCTGGTGACAGTCCTGGTCGCCGCCGCAGGTGGGGCAGGCGTCGGCAGGTCGGCCGATGATGGCGCGGGCGAGGGTGACGGTTTCGGGGCCGGCGACACGGTGGAGATGGTCGGGGTCCCAGCCGGTCATCTGGTGCCAGGCGGTGAGCATGTCGGCGATGAGGGGGTTGAGGGAAGCGGGGAGGCTGGTGGGGCGTTCTCCGAGTTCGCGGATCGCCGCGGCGAGGGCCTCGGCGTCGGTCACGGTCATCACTCGCCTCCCGCGGACGCCGGCACCAGCACGGGCAGGGCCGGGATGGTGCTGGCCAGCCAGCCGCCGGGGGCCGTCGTGAAGTGCGGCGCGCCGGCGGTCTCCCACCAGGATCGGATCGCGGTGGTCCGGACGGCCTCACTTGTGCGCTTGTCGACGTACTCGACGTCCTTCTCCCCCGTTCGGCGGACGGTGACTCGGCCGCGCTTGCAGCCGTCGGGGTAGTCGCTCCAGTTGATGCGGTGGTCGGCCCAGAGGAGTTCCTGCATTTGTCCGGTGCTGACGCCGTCGAGCTGGCGGTGGGAGTAGTGGGCCTGCGCGGCCATGGAGATGGAGTTGCGGACGGCGTCGCGCTGGCGCCACAAGAAGTAGTTGGCGACCTCGACGGGGTCGGCGACGGTGAAGACGCGGGCGTCGAACAGGGCACGGCCGCCCGGCCGGCGGGTGTTGAGTTCGGCGGTGGCGATGGACGCGGCGATGCTGGTCTGCTTGGCGATGACGCCGCCGAACCACGGCTGGGTGCTGGGGGTGGCGAAGTCGGTGACGAGCACGCTGATCTCGTCGGACTGGGTGTAGGCGAGGACGGCGCCGGTGATCTCGTTGCAGAGGGCTTCGGCGACGTGGTTCATGTCTGCCATGAAGGCCTCGTCGTAGGGCTTGGTGGCGCCGCGGAGGTAGGAGTGGAAGGCGCGGCCGTCGACGCGGAGGAGGGTGTAGGTGCGGCGGGGCAGGAGAGCACGGTAGGTGGCTTCGTGGCGCTTCATGCGGTCGCCGAGGGCGGTCTTGTCGCTCACTTGGGCTCCTTGCGGGTGCGGGCGTTGAGGATGGCGGTTGCGGCGCGGTTCTGGCCGAAGCGGTACCAGTGCTGGTCGTCGCCGGCGGAGGTGGCGGGCGGGAGGTTGTGGATGATGGCGGCGGCTTCGGCGAGCACCTGGTCGCGGTAGTTGTCGAGCAGCACCGCAGCCTGCTCGGGCAGCTTGAAGGAGACGTGGAACGCGCGCTCGATCCGCTCGCGCGGGGACCGCTTCATCGGTGCTTCTCCTCGGTGAGCGGGCCGTAGGTGGCTTCGACGCTGGCGCGGGTGGCGGGCCGCATGTTGCTGGCGAACGGGACGAGGATGGCCTCGCCGTGCCACGTCCAGGGAACGAGTGCCCAGGTCTCGCTGTCTCGGTCTACGAACCACGGGTAGCGGTGCAGGGTGTCGTCGCACAGCTCGTCTTCGAGGGTCCAGGTGGGATGGAATCCGCCCTCGATCGAGTCGTTCTCGGGGATTCCGACGAGGGCCATGTCAGTACCTCCAGGTGAGGCCGTCAACGTCTTCGCAGTCGTCGCCGTGGTCGGGGTCGAGGATGCAGAACACTTCGCGCCCGGTGGAGTCGTGGTTCATCTCGTCGCAGAACGGGCCGTCGCCGATCCGGGCGTGGATCTCGGCGTCGCGGGCCAGCTCGTCCTCGAAGGCGGCCAGCTCGGCGGCCTCTCGGGCTCGTCGGGTCTCCCAGCCCCTCTGAGCTGCGTCTGTCCGGGCCTTGCGTGCTTCGGGGCTGTTGCGGCGGGCGGCGCGGGCTCGCTGTCCGGCTTCGGCAATCGCAGCCATGGCGTCAGCCATGCGGTGCAGGTTGCCCCAGATGGCGTCGGGCTGGCTGTTCACCGCGACACGGGCTGCCTGCTCGAAGTCCGCCTTGAGACGCTGGGCGTCGTCGGTCATGGCTGCTCCTTACAGGGGTCGGCCGTCGCAGTTGGCATACCCGTCGGCGGTGCGGTGGGGTTCGATGCAGTCGGCGTGGGCGTCCACCGGTGCGAGCTCCCAGCGGTTGGTGTGGTTGCTCCAGTAGTACTCGCGGCCGTCGGCGGGCGGCAGGGATCCGTCGTAGGTCACGGCCTGGCCTTCGATCCGGCGCACCACGGTGTCCGCTGTCCGGCCTGGGCGGTGCCGTATCGGGTGTGGTGCGGGATGGTGCCGTTGGCGCGGAGGTTGCACGACTGTTTGCAGGCGGGGCAGTTGGCGATCTGGCGTCGGGTGGAGGGGGCGTCGATGCGGGCTCGGGCCTCGGGGCTGATCCCGGCGTCGTCGAGGATCTGGTTGAGGATGGTGTCGTAGTACGCCGGGTCTCCGGGGGCGGTAGTCACGGCTGCTCCTTGGTGAGTGCCCGGTCGGCGATGCGCTGGACCTTCGCGGCGAAGTGCTGCTCAGGGTTGTCGGTGAAGCGGTGGAGTGTGACGAGGGCGGTGACGACCAGGTCGCAGAGCTCGTCGGCGACGTCGGTGGCGGTGTGGGTCTGGCCCTTGCGGGGGTTCTGGCCGAGCTGCCCGATGCGGGCCTGGGCTACTTCGCCGGCTTCCTCGACGAGCTTGAGGACGCGGAGGGTGGTCTCGTGGTCGCTGGTGCCGTTGGCGCGGTCGAGCCAGTCGACGAGGTTGCGGATGGTGGTGAAGGTGTTGGCCTGCTGGGTCTTGTGCTGCTCGTAGGCGGCGGGCTCGATGTACGTCCGGCCCCGGTTGTAGTGCGGCACCGGGTCGATGCCGGGCAGCAGGACGCGGCTCTGCGCGTCGACCTCGTTGAGGTTCCGGTCGTAGTAGGTCGGGTCGGTCTCGTGCTTGGCTCGCCACTCGCGCAGCCCCTCGGCGGTGGCAACGTCCGGTGCGATCTCGCCGCCATACCAGTCGACGCTGTAGCCGACCTCCTTGAGCTCGGCGGCTGTCAGTTCGCTGACCTCTCGCTCGACGCCAGCGGTGACTTCGTAGGCCTCGGCTTGCGGGATGTGGGTGTAGGCGTCGTGTAGGGCGTCGAGGTGCTGGACGAAGCCGGCCTGCCAGTCGACGGGCATGGACTGGAGCAAGGTGCGGGGCAGGACCAGGTAGTTGGCGTAGCTCAGGCCGAAGTGGCCGTGGACCGGGCCGTCGGTGGGGTGGAGCTCGGACATGGTGCTGCTCCTCAGGTTCGGTGGTAGGTGACGCGGGGGCCGGCTCAGCGGAACGGGCTGAGGGTGCTGTTCGACAGGGCATAGGCGTGGCCGTACGCGGAGTCGAGGCGGGGGCCGGCAGACCCGTGGTGGAACTCGATCGCCGCGCACTGCAGCGCCGTCGTCGCCTCAAACAGCCCGAGAGCTTGCAGCTGCAAGTACAGGGCCTGGTCCTCGGGCAGACCGCCAGCAACGACGTGGCAGCGGAGTTCGCTGTCGAGCCCGTCCAGAGCGTCGCGCCAGGTGGAGAGCATGTCGAGGTGCCCGCGGACGAACTTGTCAACCTCGGCGGCGATGGTGGTGGCCGGGTTGAGGCTGGTGGCGTAGGCCGCGATCTCGGCGAGGGACTTGCCGTTGAGGTGGTCGAAGCAGTCGGGGATGCCTGCGATTGCAGTCTCGTACTGGCTGAGGGCGGCGCGTGCGGTGCCGCTCAAGCTCGAAGCGTCAAGTACGTTCATGTACATCAGTGTACATGAACGGACGTGAGAGTACACTCCTGTTCATGAATGAAGTCGCCGTTGAGATGAGCACTGCCGACGTCCGAGCCAAACTCGCCGACGTCGTGAACGCGGCCGCAGCTCACGGCCGCATCACCTACCTCACAAGCCGAGGCCGACGGATCGCCGCCATGGTTCCCCTGGCCATTGCCGAACAGGCAGAAGCCGAACGGAAGGCCGCCGAACCCGACGGCCCCTAGCCCGAGCCCCCGCCCAGCAGCGGGGGCTTCTTGCTTCAGCGCGCGGTTCCGACCGACGGGGATCACCATCAAAGGACACCCGCACCCAGGAGGCACCGATGCTCTTGCAAGGACTCGACGACTGGTGGCCCTGCCCACGCTGCCGCAACAACGACAGAAGCAACGTCAGCTGGGACAAGTTCGACACGCAGTGGGCCTTCCCCGAGCCGCCCGAGGGGCAGCAGCTGACCTTCCGCAAGCACTACAAGGTCAGCGGCGAGTTCTCCTGCAAGGCCTGCGGGGAGTCCGGGCGGGACGTGCTGATCAAAGGTGCCTCGCGGTAGCACCGCGCCTCTCAGGCCGCCGCAGCCGGTGCTCCTGCCGTGAGCTCCTGCCCGCCGGCTATCGGCCCGAGGAGCTGAAGCGCTTCGGCGCCTCGCTCTCCCAGCCTTCCGATGAGGTCTAGCACCTCACCGGCGGTGACGCTGCGTACCGCGAATCCGGCCTGCAGCAGGAGCTGGGCCGGCTGGTTGAGGTACTGGGCGACGTACAGCTCGGAGCCGTCGGGCAGCCGAATGTGGGCGCTCTCGTGGGACCAGAGGTCGCCGGCGACGCAGTAGCCGCCGAGTCCGGTGCAGGTGCTCATTGTGTCCTCCCATGCGAAAGGCCCCGCCGTGATCGGCGGGGCCTTCGGTGTGCGGGCATGAAGAAAGCCCCGTCGCGGATGCGGCGGGGCTTGCGGGTGCGGGGTGGGTCAGTGGCGGGCGCGGCGTCGGGCGAGGGCGAGGCGGGCGGCGAGGTGGAGCAGGGGGATGGTCGTGGCGGCGAGGCGCAGGGCGAGGGCGGCGGCCTGCCGCGGGGTCAGGTCCAGGACGTCGGTGTCGCCGATGAACACGGCGAGGGTGGGCTCGGTGTCGTCCCAGTGTTCGGGGCGGGCCTTGACCTGGTAGTTCGGGGCGATGGTGACGGTGTGGTCCTTCGCGAAGTGGTGCCAGTGCTGGCCGGTCTGGGTGCAGTGGCCGCCGAGGTGCGGGCAGTGGGGCAAGTGGGCCTCCGGGAATGCGAAAAGGCCTCGCCCCGGGGTGGGGTGAGGCCTTGGTGGGGGAACGCAAAAAGGCCCCGGCCGGATCGGGTCCGGGGGGCCTCGGGGTGTTCTGGCGTGGTTTCCGCCAGAGCGACGAGTGTAGCGGGATGCCCCGGCACCGATCAAGGGTCGGGCGGATGTCAGTGCCGGCTGCCACCATCCCGCCATGAATGATCCCCTCGGCTCATGGGGTGCCGGCCCGTGCCGTGACTGCGGCGGCCACTCCCCCGGGCGTTGGCCTGGTGAGCGTTGTCGTCCGTGCTGGGAGGCGCGCGTGGCGGCCCGCAATGCCGTCTTCTGGTCCGGTCCGACGGGCCTGTACCGCCTGTACGACGCGGACGGGTTGCTGCTGTACGTGGGGCTGAGTACGGAGCCGGAGCGGCGTTTCAGGGAGCACCGCAGGACGCCGTGGTGGCGGGACGTTGACCCGGTACGGACCACGATCGAGTGGTTGAACTGCGGGGGGAACGCGGCGATCAGCATGGAGTGGAAGGTGATCGCCGTGGAGCGGCCGGCAGCGAATGTGGAGGGAGCGGTGGCCCTGCCGCCTGGGTGTCCGGACCTGCCGGAGCTGGGGGTGTGGTTTGACCGGGACGCGCAGTATCGGGTCTGGCGGCGGTGGTTCGTGGTGTGGCGGGATTGTCGGTTGAACGGGGAGGAGTTGGCGGCGAGGGCGGCGTGTTGTTCGAGGCGGTAGCGAACAGTTCGTCACGGAAGCATCACGTCCACCACGGGTGTCGGTGGTGGCTGGGAGCATCTGCCCCACCACATCACCATTCCGGGGAGAGCCCCTTGTCCAACCCCAACTACCAGCCGCCGCAGCGTCAGGTTGTGAAGCGCGGCGCGAACCATGGCCTGCACGTAGCGTTGAGCGTTTTGACGTGCGGCCTGTGGGCGATCACGGGTTGGCCTATCGCTGCGGCGATGGGCCGGAAGACCGTGACGACGACGAACGGCGGAATGCCACCGTACGCGGCCCCGCAGCCCCCTCCCGGATACGGGCCGCCACCGCAGGGCTACAGGCCGCCTCAGGGCCCGTACGGGGCCGCGCCGGGCCCATACCCGCCGCAGGGGCAGACCCCGCCGCAGGGCACCAGCTGGCAGGGCACCGGGCAGTGGCCCCAGCAGCCACCCGGACCGCCCCAGCAGTAGACACACCTGCGCCCCGCCGCGAGCAACACGGCGGGGCGCAGTCACGTCCGTCAAGGGCGAGACGCCATCAACAGGACCACCCGCGTGAACACCTCCACCATCTCCGAGTCCCGCTGCGGCCCGACCGGCGCGGCCCTACCCTCGGCGATCCGCTGCTCCATGAACTCGGAGGTGAACGAGGACGCCGCGGTCAGCATCTCGTCAGTCAGCCACTCCCCCGAACTACTCACAGGTCACCACCGGATCCACCCTCTCGATCCAATCAGTGCGCCACAGCACCACCTGCCTCGTACCGTGCCCGTACCAGCCGTCACCGAGGGAGTACCGCAAGAGCGGGTCCTGCTGCGTCCACCACTTGATGCGCGCCAGGTCCTCGTCCAAGACCTGGTACGGGGCGGACGTGAGGGCCGCAGGCCGGCCGTCCTTCAGCCACCCCACCGGATGGTCCAGCCAGCCCGCGTCCGGCCTCCCGCCGCCGTAGTGCGTGCAGCTGTCCCCGCCACGCGACGGCCGGCATGTGCGGCTGCTGCGCCGTTGGAGCCACCGGGGGCAGCAACCGCGAACCGACCGCTTGAGGCCGTACTCCTCCGCCCAGCCGACGATGGCTTCCTGCTTGGCTCGCTGGAGGGGGAGGCGGGCGTTGAAGGCGTCGGGATCGGTGCGCCTGAGGTGGAGGGGAGGCGTTTCGATGCCGTACGGCCAGTCGATTTCGTGATCGTTGGTGCCGAAGATCTTGGCGGCTCGGGTGAACAGGTCGGTCATGCGCTGCTCCTTCACGCGGGGTGCAGAGACAGTGTCGGGGAGGCTGTGACTGCTGGCGCCGGGATTTGCCAAACTGATCAGGTGTCGGTACTGCACGCGCAGTCGGGCTGGGTGCAGTAGCCGGCTTCGCCTTCGCAGACGCCGCCGCAGTTCGGGTCGGGGCACGGGCCGTAGATCACGCCACGGATGCACAGGTAGTAGCCGCTGAGGTCATGACCGCACGGGCACTCGGCCGGCTTGACCGGGACCGCGGCAAGGACGGCCAGCACGCCGGGAGCACCGAGGCTCGATGCGGCTACCAGCTCGTTGAACTCGGCATCGGTGGGATCGGTCTCGGCGCCCATGGGTCAGCCCTCCTCGGCGGCGTGGGCCGCTTCGTACCGGATCTGCTGGAGCAGGGCGGCAGCCCGGTCCCTGCGGCGGGCCCGCGTCACCTCGGCGTCGGCGGCGAGCGACCTGTTCTCCTCGCGGAGCCGGGCGACCTCGGCGAGGAGCCGGCCGACATCGGTCTGGCCGCGCCAGTCGGGGTGGGTGGAGGCCTCATGACGGGCCCGGATGTCGGCGAGCTGCTGGTCGGCCAGCGGTCCGGTCACGGGTCAGATCTCCATGGTTGCGGGGGTCTTCTGGTAGCCGGCGAGCAGTACGCCCTTCACGGCATAGACGGCGGCGCGCCAGCACGGGTCGCACGGCTGGTTACGGTCGGGGCGGTGGCCGAGCGGGGCTGTGATGTGGGCGTTGGCGTGGAGGTACTCGGCGGCGTTGGTCCAGGCGGCCAGGTGCTGCTCGCCGACCACCCACAGCAGCTGCGGCGGGTACAGGACGACGGCGCCGGCGGGCTTCGCGCTCTCGCGGGCGGCCAAGACCTTGGCGCTGAGGGCGGCGGCCTGCTCGTCGATCTCGTGGAGCGGCACGTTGAGCGAGTCGGGGGCGCTCATCGGCCAACCTCCTGGGTACGGGCGGCGAGCCGCAGGAGCACGTCGGCGTGGCAGGGTGCGCCTTCGGGGCAGTAGCAGGCCAGGCTCTTCCCTCGGAGGGCCGGCAGGCCGTCGAGGATCCGCCGACGGGCCCGGTCGCCTTCCTCGGACTGCCACATGCTGCGGTTGCCGCGCAGCCAGTCCTCGAAGGCACCGACGACGGCCTTGCGGGCCTGCTCGACGTCGCCGTCGCGGGCGTAGCCGAGTTCGTAGGCCATGGCGAGGGTGAACGGGTTCCCGAAGCGGGACGGGCGCGTGACGATCACCGTGTTGTCGGGGGTGCGCCAGCCCTTGGTGCGGCGTCGTTGGATGCGGGAGGGCGTGAGGGTCATGGGTGCTTCCTCCTGGTTCGTAGTCAATTGTCCTGCAGTTTTGGGCGTGCGGGTAGCCCTGTGACGTGGCGGGATGCGCTCAACTCGACTTCGAGGAGCAGCGGGTGGGGCCGGCCGGCTAGCGAGGGTCTTCGTCGACCGTGACGCTGACCTTCACGTCCAGCGCTCGGGCGTACCGCATGATCGCCGACAGGCGGGGGTCCCCGCCCAGGCGTTCGAAGTCCGCCACCGCAGCGGCGGTGGTCTCCATGGTGCCTGCAACCGCCTGGTGGGTGAGCCCGGCCGCCTGCCGGCGGGCTACGAGGGTCTCGATCAGGGTCACCTGCGCTTCCGCGTCTTCGGCGGCCTGCACTGTGCGGGGGTCGGTCGGGTCGATGCCGAGCAGGGTTGCCAGGTTGCTGTCCACGTGGTCCGTCCTCGTTCGGGTGGGGCCGGCGGGGCGTTGCGCCTGTCCGCAACGCCCCTGTCGGCTACTGGTTGTTGCAGGCGCAGTCGTGCGCGTCGGGCCCGTACTCGGGGCAGCCGGGCTTGTGCAGCTGCTTCGGCCAGCCCCCGACGGGCAGGCCGTCCTCGCGGGACTTCGGCGCGGCCGCCGCGGGAATCGCGTCGCCCTGCACATCGCCCGGGCGCTTGCTCAGGCTGCGGATGAACGACCGCAGGTCGCCCTGCGCGCGCATCTCCCGGATGTCACTGCTGTCGAAGTCGTCGCTCACGGAACTTCCCCTCACGTCACTCGCGTGTCATGTCTACGAAGCGGGAGTAGTGACCTTGGAACGCCACGGTGATCGTGGCGGTAGCGCCGTTCCTGTGCTTGCCGACGATGACGTCCGCCTCGCCGGCCCGGGGAGATGTCTTCTCGTAAGCGTCCTCCCGGTGAAGGAGGATCACCAGATCCGCGTCCTGCTCAAGTGATCCCGACTCACGCAGGTCCGAAACCATCGGGATCTTCTCCGCGCGCAACTCAGGGCCGCGGTTCAACTGCGCCAACGCGATGATCGGCACATCGAGTTCCTTCGCGAGGAGCTTCAGGCTCCGCGAGATGTACGACACCTCGACCTGCCGCGACTCGAAACGCCGGTTGCTGCCGGAGCCGAGGAGCTGCAGGTAGTCGATGACGATCAGCTTCAGGCCCTGCTTCTCCTTCAGGCGACGGGCCTTGGCCCGGATCTGCGACAGGTCGAGGTTCGGGGAGTCGTCGATGTACAGCGGCGCACCGGTGACGTCGGGCATGCGGCGGGCGATGCGCGTCCAGTCGTCGTCCTCCAGGACCCCGGCGCGCATGTTGTGCAGGCCGACGCGGGCTTCGGCGGACAGCATCCGCATGTTGATCTCGTTGCGGGACATCTCCAGGGAGAAGATCACCGACGGGAGGTTGTGCTTGATGGAGCAGGCCCGCAGGAAGTCGTTAGCGATCGTCGACTTCCCCATCGCCGGCCGGGCGGCGACGATGATGAACTGGCCGCCCTGCCAGCCCTGCGTGAGGGCGTCGAGGTCGTTGAAGCCGGTGGGCACGCCCGTGAGCTTGCCCTTGTTCTCGGCGATGGCCTCCAGGAAGTCGAGAGTGCCTTCCATGGACTCGGCGATCAGGTGGAGACCTTCCTCGGCCTGTTCGGCTTCGACGGCGGTGATCTGCGCCTGGATGTCGGCGATGATCTCCTTGGGGTCTCCTGCGCCGGACAGGAGGTTCTGGGTGGCGCGCATGGTGGCCTGCGCGAAGTCCCGGGCGACGAAGCGTTCGCGGACGATCTCGGCGTAGTACTCGCCGTTCGCCGCGGTCGGCACCGCGGCGACGAGCCTGTGCAGGTACGGGGCGCCGCCGGCGCGGACCAGTTCCCCGGACTTGAGGAGCGCCGCCGACACGGTGATTGGGTCGGCGACTTCGCCGGCACCGTGGAGCTCCATGATCGTGTTGTGGATGAGCTCGTGCGCGGGCCGGTAGTAGTGCTTGCCCTTGACGATCTGTCCGATGTCGTCGATGACCTTGCGGTTGAGGAGCATCGCACCGAGGACGGCCTCCTCGGCGTCCTGGTCGTGCGGGGCGGTGTAGTTGAGGCCGTCGGGTCGGCCGCCGCTAGCGGTGTCGTCGCGGTCGTCGTCGAACGGGTTGGTGTCGGTGGTCATGCTGCTTCTCCAGCTTCGGTGCGGATGCGGCGGGCGACGGCGGCGGGGTGGCAGTCGTCGCAGGGGACGAGCTCGTTGTCCCGGGCGGGGTCCTTGCGCATGCGGTGGTTGGGGTCTTGGCAGTGGCCGCACCAGTCGGAGCGACTGTCGACGGCCTTGCGGACAGTGGGGACGGTGGAGCGGTCGCAGTGCTTCGCGAGGTCGGTCCAACCGTTCGCGACCAGTTCGCGAGCCCGGTCGCAGAGCCACGCCAGGGGGACGCCCGCGGCCAGACGCTCGGCCGCGTCGTCGAGGAGCTTGCTGCGGGAGTCCCCGAACAGCGGCCTACCGAGAGCTTCCTCGTAGGCGGCAAGGACCCTGGCGGCCTGGCCCGTGAAGAGATCGTTCTCTCTCTCCTCCGGGTCCACAGGAGGCTCCACGGCGGCCTGCCGGGGCAGTTGAGGAGGAGAGAGAGTCTTCTTCCGACTGGTGTGCTTGGAGTTGTTCTTCTTATGCGGCAGATCAGCCACCGTAGGTTGAGCCACCGCTGGTTCAGCCACCGTAGGCTGACCCAACGTAGGCTCAGCCTGCGTAGGCTCAGCCACCGCAGGTTCTGACCTGCGGTTTTCCAGCTCCAGAGCGCCGATTGCGGACTCGGGCTGGTCGGTGATGAAGTACACAGCGCCACCGAGGGTGCCGTTCGTGTTCCGCAGCCGGGTGCGCTGGAGGTACCCCAGCGTTTCGAGGTTGCGCAGCGACGTTTTGATGGCCGTGATGCCGTCGGTGGGGGAGCAGGCGGCGATGGATTCGGCGCTGACGCCGTAGCCGTCGCGGTGGGTGCTGATCAGCCCGAAGACGCCCTTGTCGCGGAAGGAGAGCCGCGTGTCCCGGAAGAGGGCGTTGCGGATCTGGGTGAACGCATCGGCGGCCATCGGGCCGCGGCGGATCCGTCCGTAGTTCACGTCTGGTCCCCCTTTCGTGAGTTGCAGGGCCGGCAGAGCACTCGGAGGTTGTCGACCGTGTCGGAGCCGCCGAGGGACCAGGGGTAGATGTGGTCGAGCGTCAGGTCGTCGACCGCTCCGCAGGAGACGCACCGATGCCCGTCGCGATCTCGGACAGCCGCGCGAGTTGCTGCAGGGATGGTCTTTCGGTTGACCTGACCGCCTCTGAGCGCGACCTTGGCGCCTTGGCGAGCCGCGCGCTCCTGCATCGCTGCCTGGGCCTCGGCGAGTTCTCGGCGCCGGCGGGCAGTGAGCAAGACGAGCATGCCGTCGTCTACGTAGGCGAGACCCTGGTCGATGAGGTAGGCGAATGCAGCGCGGACTTCAGCGACGGAGAGCTCGGTCTTGTCGGCCCATCGTTCGTGGTCGAGCGGGGTGAAGTAGGCGCCCGACTCGCCAGCGATCAACTGCGCGATCATGGTGGCTGTGCTCCAGCCGGTTTTCATGCCTGGGTGCCAGGCGGCAGCAAGGTCGTTCATTGGATCGCCGCCAGCTGCAGGGGCGGAGTGTGCGTGCGCACGTCGTCTCCAGGGGAGCGAAGTTCGAGGGGGTGGGGGCCGCCCCTGCGTGGGGCGGCCCGGGGTCAGCGGCCGAGGATCCGGTCGATGGTGCGCTGCGCCGTGGTGGCGGGCAGGTCACCGGTGACGGTGTGCTCGCGGGTGGCCGGCAGGTAGTGCGTCTCGACGTTGGTGAAGCCGAGCTGCCTGGCGTCGCGCGCGGTGGCGACGGCCTGGGCGGCGGCACCGGGCTTGCTGGCGTGGATGACCGACAGGAGCTTCACGCGGTCACCACCGCGGCCGGGGTGACGTCGACGAGGGAGCCGAACAGGCTGGTGAGGATCTCCCAGGCGTCGGCGCGGGCCAGCTGCGCCGGCGAGTACGCGGCGACGATGCCCTCGCGGATCCGCTGGTACCGGATCGGGTGCGGTGCGTCGTCGGGGAGGGCCGGCGCGAGGGCGGCGGGGAGACTGTGGAACTTCTCAAGAACAGCTGCCATGATGGTGTTGCTCCTTTCGCGAGCGCCTCGGTTCCTAGGCCAGGTGGCGTTCGCATCGGATTCGACGGCCCCGTCTATCGGGGCCGTTCGCGTTTGTGCTGCCGGCTTGGGGCGTTACGCCGCGAGCGCCGGGGTCAAGCTGGGCTCGTAGACCAGCGACTCGACGGAGACTCGGTAGCAGGCCGCGAGCCTCATGAGCGTGCCGATGCTGGGCTCTCCCTGTCCGTTGACGAGGCGGGAGAGTGTTGCGCGGGCGACGCCGGAGCGCTTCGAGATGCGGTAGTCGGTCTTGTCTCCGAGCTTCTCGGCGACGTTGCGCAGGGCGGTTGCGTTGAGCTGGTGTGCCATATGCACCCCCTCAATTGCATGGGCGGGATTGATTCCCCTAGCGGGACATCCTCAGCCTAGGCGAACCGTTCCATGCGCGCAACTAGTTCCATGCATGTCGCACCCTGAAAGAGGCCGCCCCTCCCATCGGAGTGCCCCCTACCTGCCCGATTGCGCATGTGCAACCATTTGCGTCGAGGGCACCACTCGGGTACCCGAGTGATCTAGGGAGGACTGCCGACAATGACGCCAGCCGAAAGGTTCGCGGCCTGGCTCAAGCCGGCCATGCGGAACGCCGGTCTCGACGTTGACCGCCAGCAGGGCGGCGGCCGGGCCGCGCTCGCCAAGGCATGCGACGTATCTCGCAGCACGGTGGGCCGCTGGCTGGACGGTCAGAGCCTGCCGGCAGCCAGCCACTTCAAGCCCATCGCCGACACCCTCAACCTGCCGGTCGCCGACGTACTCGTAGCCGGCGGGATCATCTCTCAGGACGACCTCGACGCCCCGCCCGTGACGCTCAACACGGAAGAGAGCATCGCGGCGCTGGCAGTGCGCTGGGGCATCCCCGAGGAGAACATGCCCATGTTCCGCGCTTCGGTGGAGGCGCTTGCCACCGGCTTCGCCGCGGGCCGCAAGCCGGAGGAGACACCCAAGCGGCGCCGCACCGTTCGACGCCCGACGGCATCCGAGTAGCCCAAACACAACTGCGCCCCACCATCCCGCGATGGTGGGGCGCAGCCGTGTCTACCCCTACTCGTTCGTACCGTCGTCCGACGACTTGAGCCGCCTCTCGATCTTCTTGCCCGGCTGCTTGGGATTGGCCTCGAAGTAGGCCTCCACCGCCTCGGCGTTGAAGCGGAGCCGCGTGCTGCCCTCGGCGGCGACGGGGGAAGGGAAGACACCCCGCCGGCGGAGGTTATGGACGGTCTGCCTGCTCACTCCGTGGCGCTCTGCGATTTCGCCGATGGTCAACAGTTCTGGTGCCTCCTCTCGCTGCGGGTCCTGCGGCATGTCAGTCATTGTGCCCGATTCCTCTTGACTATGTAAAGAGGTTCCGCCTAAGGTGGAACCCAGAACGACAAAGCCCCGGCGGTGGTGAGACACCAGTCCGGGGCTGCAAGACGGGCCTGGCCGGTGGTGAGACACCGGCCAGGCCCAACCCCGGAGCGGTGTGAGATACCGCGCCGGGAGCCCAGCCCACCTGCGTGAACAGGAAGGCAAGACCTTGACGAATGGTAAGGGGTTCACCCCCTCCAGCGACAGCACCCCGGATCTCGTCGAGCCGCAGCGCTCCGAGCCGACCCTCCCCTACGGCGCCCCCTTCATCGGCGTCGACACCCTCCCCACCCGCGGTGCTTCCAGCTACCCGGGCTCGTCGACCTACCGTCGACCCGCCGCCACCACCCTGCGGCCCGGGAGCAGCCAGTGAGCGACGACGACTGGAAGCCCGGCCCCGTGATCCCCAAGTTCCCCAGGCAGCGGAAGCCCCCGCCGCCCGCACCGAAGGAGAAGCCCTGATGGCCACCACCTTCCAGGAGCAGCAGGACAACGCCGCCTCCGTCGCCCGCGCCCTCGGCGACATCACCACCGACACCACCCCCGCCGACGCCCAGGCCGTCATCGACCAGCTCGCCGACGAGCAGGTCTACAACAACTCCGTCCGCATCCTCCGCATCCTCGGCTGGGACGAACCGGCCGCCGCCTGACCACCAACCCGCCCGAAGGAGACCCAAGACGGCCAGCCCGTCCAACGGGCCACCGCCGAACAGAACGCCAACGCGCACGCCGGCACCTGCCGCCGCATCCCCGCCTGAACAGGAGATCCCAATGGCCACCTACGAACAGCAGACCATCGACAGCTACACCCGCGCCCGCCGCGAAGCCGATCTCGACGCCATGGGTGCCCTGATCGATGCCGCAAACAAGTACGACTCGCTCAACCCCGGCAAGAACCTCTACCAGCGCCTCATCGACGTTGCCATCCGCATGCCGCTCAACACCGCCACCGGCTGACCGCCGGCCGGCGCCGCACAGCTCCAGCTGCGCGGCGGCCGCAGGCACTCAGTCGACATCCCAACTCCGAAGGAACCCACAACATGCCCACCAACCAGATCGCCGAGGCCGCTATCACCGGCCGCTCCGGCGGATGCGACCTCCCCGTCCGGGTCCTCAACGACAACGGCACCACCGCCCAGATCCTCATCGAGGGCACCGGCATCTACCTCACCCAGGGCCAGGTCCACACCGTCTCCACCACCGACGTCCGCCCCAACCGCTAACCACCCCCGGCGCGCTCCACCGGATCAACCTGCACCGGACGCGCCCGCCGCACCCCCAAGGAGGGAGAACCCCATGGAACACAACGTCATCACCCTCGACGGACAGCCCTACCCGACGCGGAACAACCCGCCTCGGCCCATCCTCGGCTGCGGCAGCCGCGACCTCTACAACCTCCCCGACGACCAGTACCGCAGGGTCGTCGCCATCCACGAAGCCGGCCACGCCATCGCCCACCTTGCCGGCGGCAACGCTCACCTCATCCACGCCAGCATCTCCGACGACCTCGACGCGGAGATCACCGGCACCGTCAAGGCCTGGTCCTACGACCTCCACGCACCCGCCGCAGTCATCACAGACTGCGCCGGCGAGCGAGCCGTCGACAAGTGGCTCCACCTCTCCGGCCTGTGGACGGACGAACGCGCCATCGCCGCCGAGATCGGCGCCCGATCCGACCGCGCCCTCGCACTCAACGTGCCCGGCATGACCCAGGCCCTCCTGCGCGGCATGCACACCCCCACCGACGACCTCCTCGCCGCCCACTGGCCCAGCGTCGAGGCCGTAGCCGAAGCCCTCATCAGCGCCCGGCACCTGACCGGCGACCAGGTCGCTCGCATCACCGGCCTGTCCAACCGGGCCCGACCCGCCATCACCCACCTCACCTCCTCGAAGGAGACCGTCATGGCCGACCAGCAGACCACCACCCAGCCCGAGCCCGCCCCGGCCCCGCAGGAGCAGCCCACCCAGAGCCGCGTCCCCCTCGACATCGTCTGACCCCCCCGCTGGCCGGTGCGCGACCAACCCGCACCGGCCAGGCCATGACATGCATATGCCATTACAGCCACTCGCCGAAGGGACGTGCCGTGACCGAGCCCGACCTCTCCACCGACCGCTGGCTCCCCATCACCAGCGTCCTGCCCCCTGCCACGCCCCAGCCCAAGCCGGCTGCCGACAAGCGCATCCAGCGCATGACCGCCCGCGCCGCCGAGAAGCGCGCCAACCGCCACGACGCCCTCCAGCTCCGCGCCGAGGAGCGCCGCACCCTCCGCGAGGAGCGCAGCGCGGCCCGCACCGAGGCCCGCGAACTGCGCGCCGAGAAGCGCGCAGACCGCACCGAAAGCGCCCACCGCGCCAAGGACCGCGCCACCGCCCTCGGCCGCGGCGTCCTCGTCACCGGCCCAATCCTCGCCCCCATGGCCGTCGCCTGGACCGGCCAGTCCCAGTTCGCCATCCAGATCCTCGGCTGGGCCTTCGCCGCCAGCGTCCTCTACGCCGCCGCGTACGAGCTGACCACCGTCTACTGGGCCTGGCTCTACCATCAGGCCCGCACCGACGGCGACAGCGGCTGGGAGTACCGACTCGGCACGTGGGTCTTCGCGGCCGGCGCAGCGGTCCAGCAGTGGTGGCACTACTCGGACCACTGGGCAGCCACCCCCCGGGCCGTCACCTACTCGGTCATGTCCGCCGTCGGCGTCCTGCTCTGGGAAGGCCGGGCCCGCTTGATCCACCGGCGCAAGATGCGGGCCGAGAACAAGCTGGCGCCGGCCCGGCCCAGGATCGGCGTGGCCCGCTGGGTCCGCTACCCGGTCCGGTCCTGGACCGCCTGGTCGCTCATCACCCTCGAAGGCCACCAGACGCTGGACGCCGCGTGGACCGCCGCGGACACCGCCGTGCGGTCCAGGAAGACGGACCGCACAGACCGGACCGGACGCCGGTCCACCTGGTGGGCCGTGCAGCGGACCGACGAACCGGACCGTAAGTCGCCGGCCGCCGTGGACCGGCCCGGCCGGACCACCCTTCCGGTCGCTGGACCGGACCGGGCCGCAGCTGTCCGGACCGAGCACGTGGATCTCACCGAGTCGGTCCGGACCACACGTCGTGGACCGGACCGGGCCAGCGGGACCGGACCGCGAGGATCCACCGGTCCGGACCACACGGACCGGACCGGAATGTCCGGCACGGACCGTCAGCGGACCGCCGGGTCCAGCAAGACGGACCGGACCGCCCCCGCAGGCGACGTACCCAGCACGGACCTGCCGCCCGCGGACCGGACCGAAGCGGACCTGGTCCTCAACGAGACCGAGCAGGCGGCCATCGACCTCCTGCAAGCCGAAGCCCGGTCCATCAGCAAGCGGTCCATCGCCGACACGGTCCGGGCCAAACTCGGCCGGTCCATCGCCTCGGACCGGGCCGCCGAAATCGCCCGCCACTACCGGACCCTTCGGTCCGCCGCCTGACGGTCCACCCCCAGACCGGACCGGACCGCCATCACCGAGGAGAGACCATGACCACCCCGCCGCCGTTCCACCTCCCCCGCCCGGCCCGGTCCGCCGACAGCAATGCCGGACCGCGCCGGACCCGGACCGCCCCCACCAGCGGGCCCGGCCCGCAGTCCGTCACCAACAACCGCACCCGGCAGGGAGGCGGCTTCAACCCCACCCTCGGCTTGAACCTCAACTTCGCCAAGGGCGCTCCGCAGGCCGGGACCCCCAGCCCGGCCCCCGCGGCTGGCCCGGGCGCCCCCGCCGCCGGCCGCGGCACCCCCGGAGCGTCCTTCATGTCCAACGAGGACATCCGCGCGTTCTCCGAGCACCTCCGCAAGGGCGCCCGCAACCGGGCCGTGGAACGAGCCATGGACGCCGAACAGCTCGAAGCGGTCCTGCGTCACATCCCCACCCAGGACGGATCCATGGGCGGTGCCCGACTCCGGGCCCGCCGTGTCTCCCGCCACCTCAAGAAGATCGCGAAGGCGGAGCAGGCCATTGCAAAGGCCGCCGCCGCGCTCTACGCCCAGTTCGAGCAGGAATACGAGGCGAACCTGCGCAAGGTCGGCAAAGCCCGCGGCCCGCAGCCCACCCGCTTCACCTTCGGCGCCTCCTGACACCCCTGACACCGCACCCGACCTGCACTGACACCCTCTGACACCCCGGAGTGACATCGTGACCGACACCGCCCCGGCCGCCGCGAGGAAGGCCCTGCAGCACCCCCGCACCAGGCCCTGGCTCGTCGTCGCGGCCGAACTCCCCGCCACCTTCACCACCCACTACGTCTGGGGCAACAGCGCCCTCGCCGGCGCCGGCCTCACCCTCGCCGCCGGGGCCGTCACCGCCGCCACCTGGTTCGCCAGCCAAGGAAGCACCCACCAGCGGCGCGTCCACGCCACCGCCACCGCGGCCCTCGCCACCGGCTACCTCGTCATCGGCACCGCCGCCAACCCCTACGACCCCACCCTCGTATCCACGCTGGTCATCGGCGGTGCCACCCTCGCCGGCACGTGGAACATCCGCCAGGTCCTCCGCGTCAACCCGGACACGAAGGCCATCGAGAAGGCCCCCGCCGAGGCCGGGATCCTCACCAAGTCCATCGGCGCCGCGAAGGTCCTGCTGCGTGGGAAGCCGAAGGTCGAGGCGAACAAGGTCACCGCCGAACTGCAGCTCGCCCCGGGCGAACTGTCCACCGACGAACTCGGCAACCGCACCAAGCAGATCGCCGGTGAGCTGGGCGTTTCCGCCAACAGCATCAAGATCCTGCCCGACCCGGACCGTGCTGACCGCGCCACCCTCATCGTCGTCCCCGAGGACATGCTCAAGAAGACCACCCCGTGGCCCGGCCCGTCCTGCCTCGGCGACTCCATCACCGAGCCCGTCGAGATCGGCATCTACGAGGACGGCGAGGTCGCCGTCCTGTGGTTCCCCGCCGGCCCCGGCCGCAACGCCACGCACTTCCTCACCGCCGGGATGAACGGCGCGGGGAAGTCCGCCGGCCAGTCCGTCGCCATCACCGAAGTCCTGACCAGGCGAGATGTCATCGTCTGGGCGATCGACCCCAGCAAGGGCCTGCAGACGTTCGCCCCGTTCCTGCCCTACCTGGACTGGGTGGAGATGACGATGTCCGGCGGCGAGGCGATGATCGCCGCCCTCGGCCAGGTCATCACCGCCCGCGCCAACGAGATGGGCAAGCACGGCTACAAGAACTGGACCCCCGAGGTGTACGAGCGCCTCGACATGCCGTACATGGTCGTGTGGATCGAGGAGGCCGCGAAGTTCTTCCGCGAAGGCACCGAGATGGAAGGCCTCGTCATGGAGGCCCGCTCCGCCGGGATCTCCGTCATCATCAGCCTCCAACGCCCCTCCGCCACCTCCATGCCCACCGACGTCCGTGAGCAGCTCGGCGGCGCCCTCGTCTTCGGAGTGAAGGGCTCCACCACCGCCGACATGGCCCTTCCCGAGGACGTCCGCGACGCCGGCGCCCGCCCCGAGGTCTGGCAGAACCGCAAGCCCGGCTACTGCTACCTCGTCGCCCCCGGCGTCGACGAGGAGCGCTACCCCTTCCCCATCCGCACCTACTACATCACCGACGACCAGATCGAAGGGACCCTCGCCCTCGCGCCCCGCCCCACCGCCGACCCGGTCACCGCCCGCGCCGCCGGCGAGGCCTACGCCAACCGAGCCATCCACCTCCCCGACGGCGTCTACACCACCCCCACCAGCGCAGACACCATCACCGACGTGGAGCAGCAGGACATCATGGACGACGAGGACCAGCGCATCCAGGCCGCCGTCGATAGGGAACTGGTCCTCGACGGTGCCGACGACGACGGCTCCCCGAGCCCCGACGTCGACCCCGAGCAGGAGATCGCCGCCCCCGCGGTCCTCTGGTCCTTCGGCCAGGCCCCGCCCGCCAGCGCCGAGGTCACCACCGAGCAGGCCCTAGGCGCGGTCCTCCTGCTCCTGGAGGTCTTCCGCGACGAGGGGCGCACCATCATCGGCCCCAAGGACTTCATGCCGCACCTGCCCGCCATCGGCCGCTCCCGCGCATGGCTCTCCCCGCAGCTCGCCGACCTCGGTGAGGCTGGCATCCACCTGCAGCCGACCGGGCGGCCCGGCGAGTACCACCTCCTCGACCCGCAGTTCGCCGACGCCTGACACTCCACTGACAGGCCCCTGACCTGCACCGACGGGACCGCTGACACCTTCCTGCCCTGTCAGGACCTGTCAGCGGCCCCGTCAGGCCGCTGACACGGCCGCCCACCTATAGGAAAGCGATCAACCACCCCGCTGTCAGCCGGCGCTGACAGCCGAGCCCGAGGACGCCCGCATGACCCGGAATCGACGCCCCCCGCGAGCAGCCGTCCTTGCCGCAGCCCTGCACTCCTGGACCACCACCACCGCCGCAGGTGACCAGGGCGAACCGGCCACGCGCCTCGCCGTCCGCCAAGGGCCCACCTGGGAGCACATCGCTACTGCCAGCCTCACCGACGTGCAGGTCACCCGACTGCTCGCGGCGCTGCGTGCCGACCTCGTTCCCGACCAGCCCGCCACTCCGATGCAGGTGGCGGCGACCCTCGATCAGTTGCTCGCCGAGTGGCGGGCCGAGGGTCGCCGCATCGTCCGCCCCAGTGACCTTGTCGAGGCGCTGCCCCGGCTCGGCTGCACGACTGCCGAGCTCGCCGCCCAGCTCGTCCGTCTTGTCGACGACCGCTACTTGCACGAGACCCGCCACCCCGGCACCTACCGCCTCTGACCACCGTGGAGAACCCGATGAACACTCAGAGCGCCAACAATCCACCCGTCTACCAGCCGACCCCGATCCCGTTCCTGCCCGCCCCTGTTCGGGCGCCCCAGCCGCTGGTCCAGCAGTTGCCCGGAGTCGTCGTCACCCCCGACGGGCAGCTGTACCACGGCTACCCGCCGATCCCGTACCCGGAGCCCCTCCCCCCAGACCCGCGGCCGAAGTTGCTGGCGAGCGCCGGCGTCTTCGGCGCGGGCGTCGGCTGGGGCGGGGCGCAGTTGCTGGGCGCGCTGGCCGGCGTCTCCACGGGGACACTGCTCGCGGCGACAGTCGCGGTGATCGCCCTGAAGACGAAGCTGCCGACGCCCGGGGGCGCTGGGGGCGGGACGGTGTACAACCACACCGAGCACAATCACCACCACACCACCGCCACGGGCCTGTTCGGCCGGGCCACCACCGCGATCAACAGCGCGCGCACCAACAACTTCAACTGACACAGCCGCCCGCCCCTGACATTTCCAGGGGCGGGCACCGGCGCGAGAGGATGAACCCATGAGCGAGCCCTATGCCCCCTTCCCCGGATCCGTAGAACTCAGCGCGACTGTCGAAGTCAACGGGCGCCGCTACCAAGCCCGCACCCAGGCTCCCCTGCAGGACTGGCAGCGGGACGAGCAGTACCAGGAGTGGCTGAAGGCGGATCTTCTGCGGTCCCTCGGCGAGGGGATCGTGAAGGGTCTCGCCCCCGAGGTCATGGTCACCCTGCCCGGCCCGACCCTGCAGGAGGCGCTCACCGACGCGCTCCGCCCCTTCGACTACCCGACCGAGTACTGATGAGCACCGACCTGGCCGGGTTCCTGCTGGCCCGCCTCGACGAGGACATCGTCGAGATTGGGCGGCACCCGGATGGCGAGGACTACTACCTCGAACCCTGGGATCTGGCAGCTGCTGTGGAGGCCAACTACCCGTGCTCGGCGTACCTCCAGATCGCAAAGGTTCGCGCACTGGCCGAGGTCGACGCCAAGCGGTGCATCATCGACGAGCATCACGATGTCAACGACGGCAGCTGCGGCACATGCGTCACGCCCAGCTGGGGCTACCCCACCCACGGCAGCGCATCGCCCGCCGCGTGGCCGTGCACCACACTCCGCCTGCTCGCCCTACCGTACGCGGCTCACCCCAACTACCGACCCGAGTGGGCACCCACCGCCTGAGTCTGCAGCGCACGAAAGCCCCGCCCTTCACCGGGCGGGGCTTCGTCGTTTGCAGAACCCGTCGCCACCCGTGCTCCGATAGGACCGCCCGCGAGGGCCCGGGACCCCCTCCGCCCGGCCGCTGACCACCCGCGCCCACCGGAGGAACCCGTGGCCGACATCGCCTTCGTCGTAGCCCTCGGTCGCCAGGCCTACTACGCGTCCCTGCCCGCCGCCAACGACGCCCTCATCGCTGTACCCATCGAAACCAGCGGCATCGTTGCCGACGCCACCATGCGCGACTACGCCGACCTCGCCACCCTCCTCGCCGGCGCCAGCAACGAGCAGACGACTCTCGGCCGCAAGACGCTGGCCAGTGTCACCGTCACCGTTGACACCGCCAACGACCGCGTCGCCCTCGACTGCGCAGACATCACCTGGACCGCCACCGCCGGCAACGCCATCAGTGCAGTCCTCATCTGCTACGACCCCGACACCACCGGCGGCACCGACGCCGACATCATCCCCCTCACCAAGCACGGCGTGACCATGACCCCGGACGGCAACGACTTCACCCTCACCGTCGCCGACTTCTGCCGGATCACCTCGGCGGCCTGAGCCACCGCCAGGAGCCCCCATGACCGGCATCTCGGCCCTGGTCGACAACTTCAACGACAACACCGTCAACGGCACCCTATGGCCCGGCAACTACGGCACCTACCAGGAAACCGGCGGCCGGGCCCGCGTCGCCTGCGACACCGGCTTCAACGCCTACAAGTCCGGAACGATCTACACACTGACCGGCTCGTCCGTGTTCCTGCAGGTCTTCCCGCCAGCCGCGACGGGAGCCGCCACCTCCACCTGCACCATGTTCCTCACCACCACGACCGCGGGCACCGACGCAGGCTTCCTCATCGACACCGCCGGCAACGCCATGGGCATCTATCTGCGCTCCGGGTTCGCCGACGCCGGCGCGGTGTTCCTCACCTACAGTGCGACCGACCACGCGTGGCTGCGGCTCCGCGAAGCCGCGGGGTCGCTGTACTGGGAGACCAGTCCGAACGGTACGACCTGGACGGTCCAGCGGACCGCCGCCACCCCAGCCTGGGCCACGGACACGACGCTCAGCCTGTTCATGGACTCCCACCGCGACGCGGGCACCAACAACTGGGCCGAATACGACAACCTCAACTCGTTGCCAGTCACCACCATCGCCCTCGGCCCGGCAGCTTCCGTGTCCACTGCCCAGCCCCTTGTGGCGCGGCGCAGCACCACCCTCGGTGTCGCCACCGTCACCACCACGGCGCAGCACCCCGCCGCGGCCAAGACCCGAACCGCAGGCATCGCGGGCAGCACCGCCACCGTCCAGCCGTCGGCCGGCGCGAAAACCGGGCACCTCGGCCAAGCCGCCGCCAGCACCAGCGCAGCCACCCTCCCCGGCACCAAGCAGGCCTCGGCCACCCCCGCCGGAACGGCCAGCACCGCCCAGGCCACCACCAGCGCCAAGGCCCGCCAGCTCGGCCAAGCCGGCACCACCGCGACCCCGCGCACCCTGGCCGGCGCCAAGACCGCGCCCGTAGGCACCACGGCGGCAGTCGCCACCCCGCTCGCCTTCACCCCACGCCGTTCCGCGCCCCTCAACCCGGCCGGCACCAGCAGCACCGCCCAACCTGCCCCCGGCTACAAGCAGCGCACCCTCACCCCCGCCGGCGAGACCGCCACCTCCCGAACCCTCGCACCACCCGCACCACCCACCCACGCCATCCACCTCCAACTCACCGGCCCGCCCACCACCGCCTGGGCCACCCACGGCACCACCACCCCCTGGACCTGCACCGGAAGGACCGCCCCCGTGGACGCCCTCAGCACGGAGTACTACGAAGTCGGCGTCACCTGGGACCGCGGCACTCCCACCGCCCTCGACGTCCAGATCGCCATCATCCCCGTCGGCCACGAACCCGCCCTTGCGGACTGGCACCCCGCCCAGTGGGACACCACCAGCACCGGCACCACCGTCGCCAAGCTCCTCGTCGGCCCCGACGGCGGCGCCCTCGCCCCCACCCCCGGCCGCTACCGCGCCTGGGTGAACGTGGCCGCCACACCCGAACACCCCGTGCTCTCCACCGCCCCCTTCGACATCACCTGACCGTTCGCAACCCCGCAGCCTCCCCGGGCGATCATCCAAGTCGACCCGAGGAGGACCCCATGTCCGACGTCAACCGCTGGGAGAAGGTCGGCGTGTCCCTGCGCCGAGCCTCCCTCGTCAAGGCCCGCATCGACGGCGTCTCCTTCGAAGAGATCGCCAACGACCCCCACTTCGGATACAAGGGCTCCGAGTCCGCCGCCCGCAAGGACTTCACCCGCGCCAAGCGCGCCGCGTCCCAGGCCGAGCAGGAGATGGCCGACACGTGGATCGAGCTGCAGGTCGACCGGCTGGAGCACTACCTGGCCGCGCTCGCCCCGCGGGTCGACAGGGGTGAGCCGCGGGCGATCGAGGTGGCGATCGCCGCGTGCAAGGAGATCGCGAAGCTGCGGGGCATCAACGCTGCGATCAAGGTCGATGCGACGGTCACCGAGACGACGTCCGTGGACCTCGAACTCCGCGACATGATCAACGAGGCGAAGGCGCGCGTCGCCGCCGAAGAAGCCGCCCTGCGAGGCGAGCAGTGACCGAGACCCACTACTACCTGGAGTCCCTCGTCCCGTCATGGCTCGCCGCCGACCCCGGGTACGTCGCGGCGCTCGGCGAACACCTGGCCGCCCGCATGGAACTTCAGGGCTACGAGGTCACCTCCGGGCCCGTCGTGGTGCCCGCCCACACGGAAGCGCGCGTCCCGGTCGGCATGACCCTCGTCCGCGCCGAGATCGGCGTCGAGGAGTTCGACCTCGACATGGACGACGACGCGTCCCGCCCGGCCGGCCCATGGCTCGCCTGGCAGCAGGACGACTTCACCGTGCACAGCGTCCCCCTGGACGACCTCATCGTCCACGACTTCACCGACGACTGCCCGTGCGGCCCCGACCAGATCCCCATCCCCCGAGTCGACGGCGCTCAAGGCTGGATCGTGCGGCACCACTCCCTCGACGGCCGCGAGCAGCACGAGGCGTCGCCGGGCCCGTCAGGGGGGTAGCGCATGCTCGACACCATCACCGAGCCCCTGGACTCCTACCTTGCCGGCGTCGACGCCGAGGCCTTCAACCTCGACCGGTTCCTCGACCAGTACGTCCCCGACTCCAGGGTCCTGGACGACGCCGAAGGCCGGCGCGCCCTCACCCGCCTCAACCCGCTCCTCTTCGGTCTCGTCTACCTGCGCCACCACCTCACCGATGCCGAGGGGACTGTGAGTTTCGGCGACGCCCACCTGGACTGGGTGCGCGCCGCTCGACGCTGGATCCGCCCGCCGACCAGACCGGCTGAGCAGCGTGACGCCTACATCGCGCCGCGCTCCACCGGGAAGTCCACGATGTGGTTCCTCGTCCTGCCGATGTGGGCCGCCGCGCACGGCTTCGTGAAGTTCATCGCGGCGTTCTCCGCGTCCGCCGCGCAGGCCGAGGCGCACCTGTCGACGTTCAAGCTGGAGCTCGACAACAACGCGCGCCTGCGGGAGGACTACCCGGACCTGTGCGCGCCGGCGAAGCGCCCCAACGGCGGGAACGTCGCGGACACGCAGCGGATGTACGTCGCCGCGTCCCAGTTCGCGTTCGCCGCCCGCGGTATGGACTCCTCCAGCCTCGGCATGAAGGTCGGCTCGCACCGGCCCGACCTGCTGTTGCTCGACGATGTCGAGCCGGATGAGTCGTCATATTCGGCTGACCAGGCAGGCAAGCGCCTCACGACGCTGAAGGACGCCATCCTGCCGCTCAACATCTACGCGCGGGTCGTGCTGGTCGGAACGGTTACGATGCCAAACAGCATCGTGCACCAACTTGTCAAGCACGGCCGCGGCGTGGAGACCGCCGAGTGGATCCGCGACGAGAACTTCCGGGCGCACTACTCGGCGCCGATCATCCGCGCCGACGACGGTGCTGAGCGCAGCATGTGGCCCGCCAAGTGGCCGCTCGCCTACCTGAAGTCCATCGAACACACCAGGTCCTACGCCAAGAACATGGCCAACGACCCGATGGGTGCCGACGGCGACTACTGGTGCGCCGAGGACTTCCGCTACGGCACCGAACCCGCCACGCACATGATGCTCAGCATCGACCCCGCCGTCACAGCGAAGGCCACGTCCGACTACACCGGGCTGGGCGTCGTCTCCTGGTCCGCCCGGACGAAGTCCTGCACCGTGCACGCCGCGATCCCCGTCCGGATCCCGCCTGGCGCGAAGCTCCGCGAGCGGGTCCTCGCAGTCCTCGACGAGTTCCCGGAGATCGGCCTGATCGTCATCGAGACGAACCAGGGCGGCGACGCATGGGCGGCGATCCTGCACAGCATGCCCGTCAAGGTGAAGACCCTGCACCAGCGGGAGCCGAAGGAAGTGCGGGCCGCCCGGGTCCTCAACCACTACCAGCGCGGCCGGGTCCTGCACGCCAAGCCCCTGCGGGACCTGGAGGAGCAGATGGTTGCGTTCCCGAAGGCACCGCACGACGACCTCGTCGACTGCGTCGGTTCGGCGATCAGCAGGTTCCTCGACCCGCCGAAGCGGCCCGCGCCGGCGTCGGCGTCGAAGCAGTCATACGTCGGGCGCCGCTGAGCGTCGCAGCATGTGGGCCGCCCCCTCCTATGGTGATCGCGAATCGACTTGGAGGACGCGGTGACGGCAAGCGACGACCTGTGGGTGGGCCTCGAAGCCCTTCGTAAGGCGAGGCCTGCCTACGTCCAGGCCGCCGCCTACTACGACGACGACGTGCCGGAGGTCTTCGCATCGGCCCGGTTCCGGCGGGCCCTGCAGCGGACCGGCATGGAGTTCGGGAAGCCCTTCATCGCGATGGTCGTCGACGCCGTCGTCTCCCGACTGAAGATCGCTGCTGTCACCAGCCCGCACAAGGACCAGGCCGAAGCCCTCAAGCAGGTGTGGAAGGCCAACAAGATGCGGCGCGAGTCCCTCCAAGTGCACCGATGGGTGTCGATCTACGGCGACGCCTACCTCATTGTCCTGCCCGTACTCGACGACGCCGGCAACATCACCGGCGTCGACATGTTCGGCAACGACCCTCTGACGGTCCGCACCATCTACGACGCCGAGAACCCCCGCGAGGCGGCATTCACGATCAAGAGGTGGTGCGAACCCGTCGGCCTCGACCGGACCGTCCACCGAGCCGAGCTCTACTACCCCGACGGCCGGGCGGAACGCTGGACAACGAAGGTCGACTCCGCCGGGACCGTCCCCGGGGACTGGAATCCGTGGCTGCCGGACCCGATCGTCGAGGCCGACGGAACCGTCATCGAGCCCGACGACGATGCCTGGATCATGCAGGCCGCACCCGGCTTGCCCGTCTTCCACTTCCGCAATGACCAGCCGTACGGCGTTCCGGAGCACCGCCGCGGCTACGGCTCGCAGAACAGCGTCAACAAGCTCGACAACACGCATATGGGGACGGTCGACTACCAGGGCTGGCCGCAGCGGTACGCCCTCACGGACACCGCCACCACTGACACGGGCGACCTCGAACCCAGCGACTTCGACGACGACATGTTCCCGCCTGACCCGGACGCCGGCCCCACCGACACCGGCGACGATTCGTCCCTGAAGGGCGGCCCCGGCGAGGTCATGCTCCTGCGCGGTTTCAAGCAGGTGGGTCAGTTCGATGCCGCAGACCCCAAGGTGTTCCTCGGTCCGATCGAGTTCAGCGTCCGCGCGATGGGTGTCCTCACCACCACCCCTCTTCACCTGTTCGACCCGTCTGGCGAACAGCCGTCCGGGCAGTCCCTGCGCGCGCAGGACGCCCCGTTCACGGAGAAGATCGAGGAGCGGCAGGAGGAGTACACCGACACCTGGGACGAGAGCTACTCCTTCGCGCTCACGCTCCTCGGCTTCGCCGAGCCGTCCGTCGACGTCCGCTGGCACGCCGCGCAGACCCTCGACGACAAGGAGTCCTGGGACACGGCGAAGGTCAAGTCCGACCTGGGTGTGCCCCTGCGGCAGATCCACCTGGAAGCCGGGTACGGCGAGGACCAGGTGCAATCGTGGCTGGAGTCCCAGACCGACGACCCAGGCGAACTGTCCCGCCACCTCGCGGACCTGGCGACACTGTCCGAGTCGCTGCAGCGCATCGGCACCGCGGTCACCCTCGGCGCCATCGATCAGGGGCAGGCGCAGGCCCTGATCGAACCGATCCTCAAGGCGTTGACCGCGAAGTCGCCGCTGCCCATCGAGCCGGCCCCTGAGGGCCAGTGAGCACCGCCGTCGAGGACCTTGCGGCCCTGGTGCAGGAGCAACAGGGCGACGAGGTCGCGGACTTCGACCAGCAGGTGCAGGATGCCGCTGTTGGTGACGCGGACGAGCGCATGGGCGGGGTGCTCGCCGCTGCGGCAGCACTTTGGGCCTCGGCGTTCGGCAGTACCACCGCGGTCGGCGTGGGTGCCGATCTGGCGCGGCTGCTGCGGACCGTCGGTGAGCAGGTCGGGAAGGCGCTCGCGGGCCTCGGCGAGCGGGCTCGGCAGGCCGTTCTCGAAGCGCTGCCCAGGGCGCTCGCTCTCGGCGTCGACCATGCCCGCCAGTTCGCCGCCGCAGCTGGCCACCACATCCGAACCGGCACCAGCAACGCCGGCCGCGTGCCGGCCACCCTGTCGAAGGAAGCACGGCGGATCGTGACAGCCGTGGAGCAGCAACTCGCCCAGGCCGGCGCCCTGCTGTCCGCAGACCCCGATCGCTTCTCCGGCGTCGCGGCTGCCGTGCAGGTTGCCCGGGCCGCAGTCTCCAGGGTGCGGGCCGCCGTGTCGTGGCTGGTGCAGCGCACCATCACCGCGGGAACCGATGCGGAGGCGCAGCGCCTCGACGTGAGCCGGGTGTGGGTCGCCGAGCTGGACGCGTGCGTGCGGTGCGCCGCCTACTCGGGGCAGGTCGCGAAGCCCGGTGAGGACTTCGAAGGCGGCCGGTCCTTCGACCCGCAGCAGCGCGACCCATCAGCAGCCCCGGTCGCGGGGCCTCCGTTGCACCCGCACTGCCGGTGCCGGACCGTCCCATGGTCACCGTCGTGGCACCGCCTCGGCCGGTCCCTGCCGAAGCATCTGGAGAAGCAGGCTGCGGTGTCCATTGCCGAGGGCCTCGCTCTGCCGTCCGAATCCGGAGCCGCCCGGATTCGGGCGGCCAGGACCCTCCTCGCGTCCGGGCGCCGCCTGCCGGCCCGGGCCGCGGCGAAGGCCCGGCGGGCCCTGCGCGAGGGCCGTTTCGACCGCACCCGCTGATCACAGTCCTGCCAGAAGGCGGCGTTACGGTCGCCGCCAGTAGCCGACGAGCCCCCGCGATGGGAGACACCCCGTGGAAACCGACACCAACGACGTCGAGATGGACGAGACCGTCGAGGACGACGACCTCGAAGCGGACATCGAGGAGAGCGACGACGTCGAGGAGCAGAGCGAAGCCAAGCCCGCGCCGAAGAAGGAACCGGCGAAGGAGGACCCGGAGCTCGCCCGGCTCCGTGCCGCCCTCAAGAAGAGCAACGAGGACGCGAAGCGGCACCGACTCGCCCTGAAGGAACGCGAGGAGAAGGACCGGGCGTCCGAGGGCGACCACGAGCGGGCGATCCGGGAGGCCCGCGAGGAAGCCGAGACCCGTTGGAAGCCCCGCATCGTCAACCAGGCCGCCCGGGCCGCGCTCGCCGAGGCCGGCGTTGCCGGCGGGCCGGATCGTGTCCTGCGGCTGCTGGACCTCGACGCCCTGTCCGTCGACGACGACGGCGACGTGGTCGGGCTCGTCACCGAGGTCGACCGCCTGCGGGCCGACTACCCGGAGTTCTTCACGAAGACAGAGGCGGAACGCCCCCGCCCGAAGGCCAGGCCGACCGGAGCACCGAAGCCCCCCGCGCCGGCCAAGCCGAAGAGCAGTTGGGAGCAGCACGCCGAGCGGGTGTTGAACGGCAACTGAGCATCCGCCATACCGTTTGATCACGCCACCCGGTGATCGGGAGGCCACCTGTTCGAGGCGCCCGTGATGGGGCCCGAGCCCACCAGCTCCGCCCCATCACCCGCCCCAGGAGGGCCCCGTGGCACGCAACACGTTCGAAGCTTGGATCCCGGAAGAGTACGACTCCAAGGTCATCACCCGCATCACCCAGACGTCCGCGGTCGAGGCCCTCGCCTCCCGCGTCCCCATGGGCTCCGACACCCGCCACACGCCGCGCTCAGCTGGCATGGGCGTCGACGTCATCGACAAGGGGTCCGCCTACGGCGAGGACACCAGCCTCAACGACGAGGTCATCCTCTACGCCAAGAAGTTCGGCAAGGTCCTGCGCGTCGCCGAGGAGGACATCGACGACTCCCTGGCCAACATCCTCGCCACCAAGATGCAGGACTGGGCGATCTCCTACGCCAAGATCCTCGACAACGCGTGCCTCGCCGTCACCGCCGGTGTCGGCACCGGCGTGCCGTTCACATCGCTGTACAGCCTCCTGCACACCACCGACGCGACGCTCAGCTACACCGCCGACGACAACATCGTCACCGCGGCATCCGGCGGGGCGACCTACACGGACTACTCGAACGCCATCGGCAAGGTCGAGGCCGGCGACTACTACGACCCGAGCACGCTCCTCGCCATCGCGCACCCGACGTTCAAGAAGTCCCTGCGGGGGATCGTCGACAGTCAGAGCAGGCCGATCTTCATCGAGGGTCTCGCGGGCACCCCGGACAGCATCTTCGGTGTGCAGATCCGCTGGTCGCTGGGCGCACGCACCTCCGCCACCGCGACCAGCGCCCCCACCGGCCGGCCCCTGATGGCGTTCGTGTCCACGGACATGATGCTCCTCGGCATCCGCTCCGGCCCGGAGTCCGTGTTCATCGACGGACGCGACGGCACGAGCGCCTTGACCGACGAGTCGCTGCTGAAGATGCGCGCCCGGCGCGGCTGGGCGTACGGCCACCCGGCCGGCGCCTCGATCCTCGTCGGCTAATCAGCTCCCCGCGCCGCCGAGGCTCGCGGCGGCGCGGGGCCACCACCCGGGGAAGGAGGGGCTTCGTGGTCGACGCATGGACCGACACCGCGACGACGCTGGCAATCACCGGCGTCGAGACGACCGATCAGCAGCTCCTCCAGGCGCAGGCCGACATCGAGATCTTCGCCGGCCGTATCTGGACCGACACGGCGCGGATCCGAACCAGGGACCTGTACTGGCTCGGCAGGGCGGTGGCGTTCCAGGCGGTGTGGGCGCAGGGCCAGCCGGGCCGTGAGACCCGGATGGATCTGACGTCGTCCACACAGGACGGGGTCTCGGCGAACCTCACCGGGGACGCAGTGGTGCTGGCGCCGATGGCAGCTCGGGCCGTCAACCGGCTGTCGTGGCGCAGGTCCCGCACGGTTCACGTCCGCAGCCCGTTCATCGACGGCAGCAGCTACGGCAACCCCCTGCACGAGGCGAACGACGATCTTCGGCCGTGGACTCCGATGGGCCCCGGATGCTGATCGCGACGACGTGGGTGACGGTGCTGCGAGGTGTCGCTACTGATCTATATGGAGATATTTCAGATTCCCCCACCGAGGCCGGTACGGACGCCCAAACGCACATCCCCGCCTCCCTGATCGAGGGCTCCCGCAGCAGCCGCACACCCGGCAGCGGCACCCCCCGCGTCGTCCGCTACACGGTCTGTCGGCTCCCCGCCGGCACGCAGGTCACCGAGGACGACCGGATCCGCGACGAGCGGACCGGCCGGATCTACTCCATCAGCGCCGTCACCCAGCCCGCGGCCGTCGGGATCACACCCGAGCTGCGACTGGACCTCACGCTCGTCAACTGAACAGCACACGGCCACACGCCTGGGGAGACCGGGCGGCCACCACCCACCACGATCCGGAGAGGACGCGGCGATGACGATCAGGCTTGACCCGAGCGCGGACGCGCACCTCGACGCCGCGCTGCACCGGGTCATGGAGCACCTCGGTCAGGACATCGCCGCCGACGCGCAGGCCACGGTCCGCGTCAACACCGGCCGCCTGAAGGCGAGCATCGTCGCGGAGGTGGAGGGGGTGACCCTGCGGGTGTCCACGGACGTCCCCTACTGGCGGTACGTGGAGTACGGGACCGCCCCACACGTCATCCGGCCGACCACGAAGAAGGCCCTGTACTGGGAGGGCGCAGCGCACCCGGTGGCGATGGTCAACCACCCCGGAACTCCGGCGTTCCCGTTCCTGCGGCCCGCGCTGCTCAAGCCTCGGGAGCTGCGATGAGCACCCTGCTGCGGGCGAGCACCGAGCTCGTCGCGACCGCGTGGCTGCGCGGGATCGTCGGCGACATCGTGTCGACGACCCTGCCCCGCGACAACAGCAGCTGGGCGGCGTCGGGGTTCGTGGTCGTCGCCACGGTCGGCGGAACCGCCGGCTTGTACGTGCCGCTGCGGTCTCCCGTCGTCTCCGTGGACTGCTGGGCCGTCGCGTCGAGCAGCAACCGGCCGCCGTGGAACAAGGCCGCGTTCCTGGCGGAGCGGATCCAGGCCGCCTGCTACGACATCGACGCCACACCGCGCCTGCTGACCCTGCCGGCCAACTACCCGCAGGCCCGGGTCCTGACGGCGTACACCACGTACGAACCGCGGCGTGTCCCCGACGACGAAGCCTCCTACGCCCGCCTCAACTTCGGTCTCACCCTCAACTGGGTGGAGGTGGCGACATGAGCCGCTGGGCGCTGCAGGGCGAGACAAGCAGGGACCTCCTCACGTGGAACGGCCTCGTCCTCGTCCATGACAACCGCGGGGAGCTGGAGTTCCTCATCGCCGGCGCCCGCGTCATCCCCTGCCCTCGCAGCATCCCGCCCGAGCAGACCCTCGCCCTGCCCTTCCACCCGCAGTTCGCCCACCACCGCTTCCCGATCCGCCGGGAGGACTACCGATGACCGCCACCAGCTTCGAGGACCCCTCCGCCTCGACGAACGCCCCCACCACGCAGACTGCCGCACCAGCGGCTGAGGAGGACTGACCATGTCCGTCACGACCAGCAACCTGCTGCTCGGCCCCGCGACCCTGTACCAGGGCGCGTTCGGGGCGACCGAGCCGGCCGAGACCGCCGTCAACAGCACGCCGCAGGCGTCCGCGTTCACGGACATGGGCGGCACCATGGACGGCGTCACCCTGGCCATCGACCAGACGTACACGGCGCTGGAGGTCGACCAGATCGTCGACCGGGCGGGCAGCCGCCTCACCAAGCGCGACATGTCCGTGGCGACCAGCCTGGCGGAGGCGACGCTGGAGAACCTCGCGGTGTCGATGAACTCCGGCACCACGGCGTCCGGCGCCGGCTACAAGTCCCTGGAGCCGAACTTCGCGAGCTCCGCGACGCAGCCGAGCTACACGGCGCTGCTGTTCGACGGCTGGGGCGCGAACAGCTTCCGGCGGCGGGTCATCGTGCGGAAGGTCCTCTCGACCGACTCGGTGGAGATGGCCTACACGAAGGACAAGCAGACCGTGTTCAAGGTCAAGTTCTCGGCGCACTACGTCAGCGCGGCCATCGCACCGTTCCACATCACCGAAGCCACCGCGTAACCCCCGACCGCCCGGCGGCGGCCCGTCCACCGCCGCCGGGCACGCACCCTCCACCCACCTCCGCAGGAGACCCACCGTGCCGACGAAGACCGCCAAGCCGAAGAAGACCACCGCCGCGCCGCCGCCGGAGCTCGCGGCCCCGGCCGAGTTCCAGCCCGTCCGCATCGCCAAGAGCACCACCACCGGCGACCCCGGCATCCCCATCTTCTACATCGGCGACGACGAGTACCGGATCCCCACCAAGGTCCCCCGCTCCGCCGTCCTGGAGTTCCTGCGCCTGTCCCGCACCGACGGCGAGATGAGCGCGGCACAGCGCCTCCTGGAGCGCCTCCTCGGTCCCGCCGCCTACCTCGCGCTGGAGCAGTCCGACGACGTCGACGACGAGGCCCTCGACACGATCCTGCGGGCGGTCATCCACCACATGGCCGGGGAGACGGAGTCGGGAAAAGCCTGATCTGGGACCGGTCATTCGCCGAGATCGTCAAGCTCCTCGGCGGGTGGGCGTCCCCGGCCGGGGAGAGGTACGCGCAGCTCGGCTGGATCCTCGACCACCAGGCCGACCTGCACGCCGACTTCCGCCGGTTCTACGGCATCGACCTGGACGACGAGGACGCGATCGACGGCCGCCGGTACATCGAGTACGCGCTCAGGGTCCCGGCGTACGGCGGGGTGATGGCGGCCCGCGTCGACGCGCAGCGGGACCCGGACAGCCGGCACGCAGCACCTGCACAGCAGCAGGCGCAAGGCCAGCAGGACATGGAGTTGGCGCAGTTCCAACTCGCCCACCCAGGGCTGGTCACCATCAGCCGAGTCATAGAGCAGGAGGAGGTGGAGTAGATGAGCTTCAGGGTCGCCGAGGGATTCGTCGAAGTGACGATGGACCGCTCGAAGTACGACGCGGACCTCCAGCGGCTCAAGAGCCAGAAGCTCGACCTGCGGGTCCTCGCGAAGCTCGACGACACCGCGGCCCGCACCCAGCTCGCCTCCCTCACCAAGCCGATCACCCTCAAGGTGCAGGCCTCTCTCGACGACGCCGCGGTCCGCGCCCGCATCGAGCAGCTCAGCGAGACCCTCACGATCCGGCTCGACGACTCCGCCGCCCGGGCCAGCCTCGACGCCCTCACCCGCGACCGCGTCGTGCCCGTCGTCGCGGTCGTCTCCACCGCGCAGGCCAGCGCCGACCTGCAGCAGCTCACCGCGCCCCTTCAGGTCGCCGTCGTCCCCGCCCTGCACGTGCCGTCCACGCAGGAGATGTCGGACTACCTGTCGCACCTGCAGCCGCTGTTTGCCGCGGCGGCATCCTCGGCGGCGTCGGGGGCGACCATCGCCGGCGGTGACATCGGTCCGCGGCTCACCAACTTCGTGGCGTCCGCGTCGGCGCCGATCGAGATCCCCATCACCGCGAAGATCTCGTTCCTGGCGCAGTTCCGCGTCAACCGGTGGCGCCGCCAGATCAGCGACAGCATCAGCGTCTCCGTCGTGCCGCGGCTCGATGCCACCGCGGCAAGCGTGGTGCGCTCCGAGCTGCAGGCCTTCGAGCCGCCGATCGACGTCCCGGTCCGACCCGAATGGGACAGCGCTGCGGCGGCGATCGTCGAGGCGCACCTGCACGCCCTTCAGGATCCGCTGCAGATCCCGGTGGAGCCGGACTGGGACTCCGCTGCGATGCCGGTGCTTGCCGCGCACCTGGAGCAGCTCCGCGAGACGATCAACGTCACGGTGACGCCCGAGTTCGACGAGGCCGCCCGGCACCTCGTCGCCGCGCACCTGGATGCTTTCCGGATCCCCGTCGACGTGCCCATCAGGCCGACGTACGACGACGCAGCGGGCGCGACGGTGTGGCAGCGCCTCCACCGGCTCGCCAACCCCATGGCCGCGGTCGTCCAGACCGAGCTCGCCAGCGTGCCGTTCATGCTCGCCGGCACCTTGCTGGACCGCTTGGCTCGGCGCCGCACCGCCGAGGTCGACGTCCGCGTCGAGCAGACCCAGCTTCCGGCGCTCACCCACTCCCTCGACCAGGTCGGCGCGAAGGCCCGGGCCGGAACAGCCGGCTTGAGCGTGTTCGCCGGCGCGAGCCGCCTGCTGATGGCGAGCGCCGCGGGGGCGATCCCCACCCTGGCCTCGCTCGGCCAGGCGATCATCTCCATGGGGCCGGCCGCAGCCGTCGCGGCCCCCGCCATCGGCTCCCTCATCTCCATCTTCGGAGCCCTCAAGATCGGCCTCAGCGGGATCAGCGGCGCCTTCAAGCAGGCCTTCGCCCCCGCCGCCGGCGGAGCAGGAGGCGCTGCCGGCGCCACCCACGCCCTCGCCGACGCCCAGCAGCAGCTGAAGACGGCGATCCGCGACGCCGGCGACGCCAACCGGCACGCCATCCAGCAGGTCGCCGCCGCCGAACGGGACCTCACCACCGCACAGCGACAGGAACGCCAGGCACAGCTCGACCTCATCGCCGCCCGCAAGGACGCCGCGCAGCAACTGGAGGACTACAAGCAGAAGCTCGTCGACAGCGAGCTCGACCACCGTCAGGCCGTCCTCGACGTCCAGCAGGCGAAGGAGGATCTCGACAAGACCCTCGCGGACCCAAAGGCGACGGAGCTGCAGAAGCAGCAGGCGCAGCTCGCGTCCGACCAGGCCGTGCAGCACCTGAAGGAGCAGGAGACCGCGCAGGCCCGCCTCAAGGAGGAGGCCGCGGCCGCCGCGGCCGCGGGCGTGGACGGCAACCAGCGGGTCGCGCAGGCGACGCAGGATGTTGCCGACGCACAGCAGGACGTCACCGACAAGACGCTGGCCCTGTCCGAGGCACGGATCTCCGCCGACCGCACCGCGGAGGATGCGGCGCTGCGGATCGCTCAGGCGCAGCAAGGCATCGCCGACGCCATGCAGTCGGCGGGCGGCGGGGCTGCCGGGATGGCCAATGCGATGGCGAAGCTGGCGCCGTCGGCGCGGGAGTTCGTTGACGCTGTCGTCGCGCTGAAGCCGGCGTGGGACGCGCTCAAGATGGACGTGCAGCAGCAGTTGTTCGAGGGTGTCGGCGCGAAGCTCACGTCGGTCGCCAAGCAGGTGCTCCCCGACCTGCGGGCCGGTCTGGTGGGCACGGCCGGAGTACTGAACCAGATGGGGCTGCAGGCCCTGGATGCCGTCGACAAGCTCAGCAAGACGGGCACGCTGAAGCAGGCGTTCGCCGGGATCAACGAGGGCTTGAAGCCCTTGCAGTCCGTCCCCGCCAACCTGCTGACGATGTTCGGGCAGTTGACCGCCGCAGCGGGACCGGCGTTCCTGAAGGTCACGTCGGCAATCGGCGAGACGATCGGCTCCTTCACGAAGCGGCTGGGCGATGCGTTCGCGAGCGGCCGGCTGACGGAAGCCATCGATGCGGCGATGGGGCTCGTCAAGCAGTTCGGGAAGATGCTCGGCGATGTGGCCGGAACGCTCGGCAACATCCTCAAGGCGGTGGCTGGTGCGGGCGGTGACGCGCTCGGTGTCCTTGGCGAGGTCTTCTCGGAGCTGCGGCGGATCACGGCGATGCCGGAGGTTCAGGGCGCGCTGACCAGCCTGTTCAAGACTTTGAACCTGCTGGCCGCCACGGTGGCGCCGCTGTTCGGTCAGGCTCTGATGGCGCTCGGGCCGGTGATCCAGGCGCTGGCGCCGCCAGTTCAGGCGCTGATCACGGCGCTGGGCTCCGCCCTGTCACCGATCATCGGGGCGCTCGGGCCGATCCTGGTGACGGCGGCACAGGCCATCGGCACGGTCGTCACGGCGTTGCTGCCGCTCCTGCCGGTGATCAGTCAGCTGGTGGTGTCGCTACTGCCGGTGCTGAACCCGCTGCTGCAGGCGGTTGCGACGATCGCCGCGCAACTCGCGCCGGTGATTGCCCTGGTGGCGCAGACGTTCGCGTCGGTGTTCCTGCCGGTCATCAACACGTTGATCGGTACGGTGCTCCCGCCGTTGGTGCAGATCCTGACGACGATCATCAGTGCGGTGTTCCCGGTTCTGACGGCGTTGCTGACTGCGCTGCAGCCGGCGCTGACGGACATGTCGGCGGCGTTCGTTCAGTTGGCGGTGGCGCTGGCGCCGGTGCTGCTGGCGTTGGCGGAGCTGATCGGGCCGATCCTGACTGCGTTGATGCCGGTGCTGTTGCCGATCATCGACACGATCGGGAAGCTCGCGTCGATCTTCGTGGGCGAGTTGGCGAATGTGATCACGACGATCGTGGTGCCCGCGCTGCAGATGATCACGCAGTTCCTGAACGGGGACTTCCATGGCGCCTGGGATTCGGCGAAGGAGCTGATCAGGGGCGTCGTCATGGAGGTTGTGCGGCTGATTGCCGAACTCCCGTTCAAGATCATCAATGCGCTGATCGACCTCGGCTCCAGCCTCCTCAGGGTCTTCGGCAACGCCTTCGTCCAGCTCAACATCAAGATCATCGAGCACATGGACGACATCAAGGGCTTCTTCCGCGACCTCCCCGGCAACATCCTCAACGCCCTCGGCGACCTCGGCAACCTCCTCGCCGACGCCGGCCGCCGCCTCATCTCCGGCCTCATCAAGGGCATCAAGGGCAGCATGGGATCCCTCGGATCCGTCCTCAGCGACGTCACCAGCTACATCACCGAACACAAGGGGCCGCCCGAGGTCGACGCCATCCTCCTCACCCCCGCCGGCGAATCCATCATGGACAGCCTCATGGGCGGCCTCGACAACCGCCTGCCCGCCCTACGCGGAAAGCTCGACGGGATCACCGCCGCCATCAGCGGCACCGTCACCGGCACCGGCACCACCCTCCCCATCGGGCAGGTCGTCACCGCGCCCACCACCCAGACAGCGTTCGCAGGCGGGGCGCCGGCAGTTGCAACCCCCGCGGGCGGAGGCATCAGGATCGACAGCATCACGATCAACGCCGGATCGCTGGACATGGCGTCCGCGGCGGAACGGCGACGGATCGCGGAGGCCCTCGTGGTGGAGATCAAGGACTCCCTGCGGAACTACGACCGAGAGAGGGCCCGCTGATGGCCGGCACATGGGGCACCGTCCAGCTCGGACGCACCAGCCTCCGCGAGACGTTCACCGTCGCGGAGTCCAGCGCTGACGCCCGCGGCCTGGACCTTGACGGGCAGGAGTCCACCCCGCCGCTGACCCGCGCCGTCCTCGTAGCCCGCCACGACAACCTCCTCGCCCTGCAGCAGGGCGTCCCCACGCCGGTGACGTGGACCGACAAACCCGAGCGCAACGGCTACTACTCGGTGAAGGGCTCCTCGGCGGCACTGCGGGAGTACGTCAACGACACCGTCACCTCCACCTGGAAGGTCTCCCTGGAGCGGCTCGGCTCCTCCGCCGAAGTCGACCTGCAGTCCCGCCTTACGGGCGTCGTGCGGGCAAACGACTTCTCCCTGACCGGCGAGACCTGGCACGCCCCACCGATCGGCCACACCACCTACTACACCGGCGCGACCAGCCCCAGCCTCATGACCCGCGCCACCGCCGACGGCACCATGACCGTCTACCGGGGCATCCCCACCGGCGCCTCCCCCCGCTGGGCATGCGACCCAAGCCTGTACCTGGCCGGCCGGGTCCGCATCAACGACACCGTCGCCGCGACCGGCACCGGGTTCGAAATCGACGGCACGGAGCAGCCCCTGCCCGTCGCCGGGTGGACGATGGGCAACGGCCTCGTCAACATCGTCCCCAGCGCGTCGGCCGGCGTCCTGGACGTACAGGCCTACACCGGCTCGGCGTGGCACTCCAAGCTGTGGAACATCACCGTCGGCGGCTCAGGCGTCGCCGCGTGGGACTCCGCGACGATCCTCCGCAACGACTTGGAGCAGTGCGTCCTGCGCCTCACCGCGCCCCGCTCCCCCGGGCGTGCCACCCTGGACCTCACTCTCCGCCGCGGCTCCCGCTTCGTCGAGGGCTACCTGCAGACCGGCGCCGCGTCGACCCTCGCCGTGTACCTCCGCACCTCCGAGACCAACACCTCGGCCGCAGCGTCCGGGTACGTCGTCGCCACGGGCAACGACGCCGACAGCAACCGCTTCGCAGCCGGCTCCGCCCGCACCTTCACCGCGCACGCCAACGGCGGCGTCAGCAAGGCCACCACTGCGACCCTGGACTTCTGGCTCGGCGTCGTCGCCGCCGGCGGCAGCGCCGTGTCCGGGGACGCCGTCACCGACCTGCGAAACCAGTACATCGGCGCCTTGGCGGAGTCCACCTACACGGCGAGGCGATGACCCATGTCCGTCACCGAAGTCCTCACCGCGCTCGGCCGCTGGCAGATCGAACTCCAACCCACGACCCCCCGCGACGTCCTCGATGCCATCGCCCAGTTCGGACACATCGCGATCGTGCCCGGCCGCGTCGACCCGCGCACCGGCGGCGACAACCTCCTGACCGCGGCCCGGTACGTCGGCGTCGTCCGCACCAAAGTCCTCGCCGACGATGGCCGCACCAAGACCCCCGGCGACAAGGTCCAGGTCGGCGGCTGCGGCCTCGCCATGTGGCTCGGCGACGAGGACGACAAGGGCAGCGTCTACGAGAACGCCACGACGTTCGCCTCCGCCTCCTTCGCGAACACCATCCGCGGCCTCCTGCCGGCCTCCGGCGCCATCACCGAAGGCACCCTGTACTCCGTCGCCGGCACCTACTCGGGCACCCATCAGTGGCAGTCCCCGCGCAAGGCCATCCAGTACGTCTGCGACACCATGTCGACCACGGCCATCCCGGTCAGCTGGCGGATCAACGGCAACGGCACGTTGGACGCCGGCCCCGAGAGCAGCCTGTTCACCACCACGCCGACGTGCTCGATCGTCCGCCGCGGCGCTGGCCAGGACATGACTCTTACGGCACTGCCCGGCCAGCTCAACCTCGCGCAGGACGTGGAGGATTTCACGACCCGCGTGGTGCTCCTCGCCGAGGGCGAAGGCGTGTCAACGGCGACAGGCTCCGCGGACATCAACCCGGGCCTCAACCCGTACAAGGACCTGCACGGCAACACGGTCAAGCTGACCCGCATGGTCAGCGAGTCGGGGACCTCACAGGTCAACGCGGCGATCCGCGCGCAGCTAGCGCTCTCCCAGTTCGTCGGCCCCCGCAATGCCTTGACCCTGTCCACCGCCGACTACGACGTCGACGGGTCCTTCTCCCCCGGCGACTACGTGTGGGCGTACGACCCGGACAAGGGGCTCCTCGACACCGCCAACGAGATCACCTTCCGAGGTCAGCGCCTCAACCCCCTCAAGTTGCAGGTCACCGAAGCAACGTGGCCCGTCACCGCCAGCCACACCGTCGCCTACCGGGCAGCGAACGGCACCTGGACCGACCTCACCGACTACGTCGCGTTCGAGGCGAACGGCGCGACGACCGTCGTCGTCGGCGACTTCGAGCGGCAACTCTCCAACTCCAGCACGGAGCCCGTCGGGTCACGTCCCAACGCCGACACCACCGTGCCCGGCGTGCCGACCTTCGTGACGCCGTTCTCCGGCGCCGCGTACCTCGACAACAGGGGCTTCACCCGCAGCAGGGTGATCGTGTCTTGGAACGCCCCCAACAACGTCGACGGCTCCACCGTCCTCGACGGCGACCACTACGAGATCCGCTACGCGGTCGACACCGACCTGATCTACCCCGCAACGTGGACGCAGCTGTCCGTCGTCCGCTGGCAGGACCTGCAGCAGTGGCGGCAGCCCTTCGCGGCGCCGACCGGCCGCTGGGAGTACATGAACGTCCCGTGGGGGACGGCGACGGCGCAGCTGCAGGACTTGGCGCCGGGCATCGGCTACGACGTGCAGATCCGCGCGGTCGACAAGGCCGGCAACGCGGGGGCCTGGTCCGGCACGACGACGTTCGTGGCGACTGCCGACAACATCGCGCCGTCGACGCCCGCGGCACCGTCGGTGGCGGCGTCCCGCATCGCGGTGCAGATCACGCACACCCTCGGCAAGGCCACCGGCGGAACGTACAACCTCGAATCGGATCTCCACCACCTGGAGATCCACGTCGAGTACGAGCCGACGTTCACGCCGTCCCCGACGACCCTCAAGGCCAAGGTCTCCGCAACCTCCGGGATGATCCAGGCGCAGGTGCCGGTCGTCGCGACCGTCCAGGTCGAGGAGACGTCCGCTCGGTACGTGCGGGTCATCGCCGTGGACATCGCCGGCAACAAATCCGCGCCCTCCGCCGCGGTCAGCTCAACCGCCCTGCTGATCGACGACGCCCACATCTCCGACCTGACCGTCACCAAGGTCACCGCCGGCACCATCTCGGCGGACTGGATCGTCGGCGCCCGCATCAAGACCGCCGACACCGGCGCCCGCGTCGAACTGTCCTCCCTCGGCGTACAGACGTACAACTCCGCCGGCACCCGCACCTTCTTCGCCGACGCCGCCACCGGAAACGTCTCCATCGTCGGCGAAATCTCCACAGGCCCATCCGGCCGCCGGATCGTCATCAACCCCGGCAACACCGGAGAAGCCGTCATCCGGTTCTACAACGCGGACGGCACCGACTTCGCCTACATCAACGCCTGGGGGAACAGCGGCCAAGCCAACGTCGGTCTCCAGTCCGGAGTAGACGGCGCCGGCAAGGTCTCCGTCCTGAAGCTCGCAGAGGGAAGCATCGACTTCGGGCGATTCCCCACGGGCGTGGATACCGCAAGCGGCGGCTACATGACGGTCGTGGACGACCAGATCCTCATGTCCGTACCCGGCGGAGGCGCCGGCCGAGCAACAAGCAACCAATGGCTGTCCGGAGCATTCGGTAACACCAACGCCACCAATTCGTACTGGATTCACTACACAGACGGTTCGGCGCAAATGTTCGGACGGATAGCGTTCGGCGTCGCCGCCGCGTACCAAGCCCTCCTCGTCGACAAGTGGGATTTCTCCAGCGGGGCCGGAGCCCACGTCATCACTTACGGACCCACCATGGATTCAACAACCATCCCGCTAGTCACCTACTACGACGGTAACGGGACACTCTGCCGATGGCAGGTGACCGCTTTCAGCACAACGAGCTTCACAGTCTCCACGGAGTTTGCAACAGGCCCGACCAGCTTCGCCTACATCGCGTTCAGGTGACCCAATGAATTTCACCATCGAAACTGTCGAAGAAGGCGCCAACGAGCGCGGCGAATACTGGGTCGTCGTCATGTCGGACGACGCCGGATCCAAGGTCAACCACGCCTTCCCGAAGGACGCACTGCTGTGGCGGGCAGCCGAATACGGCATCGACCCGACTGACACCGGCACGCTCCTCGACATCATCCTGCACGAGCCGTACATCCCGGACCCGCGCCTGAACGACCCGCCGGCAGCTGCGGCTGTCCGCGCCGAGGTCGGCGGCAAGCGGGTACCGGCCACGCTCGCAACCGCCGCCACCACGGCGGATGCCCGGACCGCGCACCTCGCCCGGATCGCTCACGTGAAGGCGAATGTCCGTCGCATCGCCGGCCCGCAAGGCAAGGGGGCGGCGAATCCGCTGGATGTGATCCTCATCCACCCGGTCGACCACGGCCGGCTGGCAGAGATCCGGGAAGCCCGTCAGCCTGCCACGCCCCTTAACCACCCCGGGAGCCGTCGATGACTTCTACGACCACCACCCGCGTCGGCCTGTACAAGACCAGCAGCGACGGCTCCGACCTCGTCAACGTGGTCACGGACCTGCTGAACAACTGGGACGCGATCGACCTGAACATCGGCTACCGGGACTGCACATCGACCACGCGCCCGTCGACGGTGTGGAAGGGCCTGCCCATCCGGGAGTCCGACACGGGCCGCCTGTACGTCTCCAACGGCACCGCCCCGGCGTCCGGGAGTTGGGTGCAGATCCCGGCTGCGGGCGCCAGCTTCCTCGCCGCGTTCACGTTCGCCGGCGCCGTCTCCCTGAACTCCACCCTGGCAGTCACCGGGGCGACCACGCTCTCATCGACGCTCGCCGTCACCGGCGCCACCACCCTGTCCTCCACCCTTGGCGTAACCGGAGCGGTGACCCTCAACAGCACGCTCGCCGTCACCGGCAACATCACCAACAGCGGAACGATCAGCAGCCTCACCTCCAGCGCGGCAGAGGACACCACCAGCCGAACCACGACCAGCACCAGCCTCACCACCATCGCTGGCGCCCTCGCAGCGACGCTGACGGTCCCGCCGTCCGGGAAGGTGAAGGTGACTCTTCTGACGCTGCAGCGCAACTCCGGCGCCGGCAACACCTTCAGCAGCTTCCGGGCGGCCGGGTCCGTCTCCGGCACCAACTTCACCGAAACGTTGACCGGCAGCATCGGCGTCACGGGCACCAACAACTCGACCGGCATGATCGTGCGACGCCTCACCGGCCTCACCGCCGGAGAGACCCTCACTGTCACCCCGTACCACATGGTCAACAGCGGTACGGGCACCTACGACTACCGCTACATCATGCTCGAAGCCCTCGGCGTCTAGGAGACCCTCATGTCCGACACCACCCAGCAGAGCACCGTGTCCCTCGAAGCGGTCCTCGACCAGTACGTTCAGATGACCACTGATCTGACGATGACTCTCGCGCAGGTCCGCGCGCTCCTCGGTGAGCGGAACCGCGAGCTCGCAGCTGTACGCGGCGAAGCGGAGGAGATGCGGGCGAAGCTGGCCGCAGCCGACGCCGCCCCGGCGTGGCCGTACGAGACACCTCCCGGCGGCGTGCAGAGCTGATCAGAAGCGGGCGTCGCCCTGCCCGGGCAGGCCACTGGTGTTGGCGCCATGAGCGTTCCACAGCCAGGTCCGGCGGGGCAGGTGCACGATCCGGGCGCCCGCGGCAATGCACTCGACGGTGAACTGGAAGTCCTCGCCGTAGCGCTCGCCGTCAATGAGGGCACCGGCCGGCGGTTCGCGGAAGCCGACAGCCTGGGCGAGCTCGGTCCGGACCAAGGTGGTGATCGTCGTCTGCGTCGGGTGCTCGGGGTCGAAGACCTTCCCGAAGTGCGGCAGCGGGTCCGAGCCGAATCCCACCGGTACGTACCAGGCGTAGACGTAGTCGGCGCCGGTCTCCTGGGCGCACGCCATCAGGTCCGCGAGATGGTTTGGCTTCAGCTGGTCGTCCGAGTCGAGGAACGCGACCCAGTCGGTGGTGGCCTTCATGAGGCCGCGGTGCCGGGTCGCTGCCGCGCCGGCCCGGTCGAGGTCGTGCTCGACGATGAGGGATGCGGCGGGCAGGGTCTGGCCGAGGATGCTGCCGACGGCGCGCTTGGTCATGCCGTTGCGGACCCGAGCCGGGTGAGTCGGGACGATGACGGTGATGTCAGATCCGAAGGGCACGTCGGATCCCTTCTTCCAGCGTCACAGCAGGCTTGTAGAAGGTGTGCAGCTTGGTCGGGTCGGCGACGCGGTACTGGACGCCGTCGGGCGCGCCGAGGATGTGGTGCAGCTTCGGCGTGTAGCCGGCCTCAGCACAGACGAGCTCGGCAAGCTCGTTGAAGCTGGTGGCGCGGCCGGTGCCGATGTTCGTCGGGCCTGTGACGTCCTGGTCGATGGCGGCGAGGGTCGCGCCCACGACGTCGTCGATGTGGACCCAATCCCTGACCTGCCGGCCGGTGCCCCAGATCTCGAACGGATCCCGCCGCTGCCGGGCCCGCTGGATGAACGACGGGAACGGGTAGTCGAGGGCCTGGTCGGCGCCGTATCCGGACATGGGGCGCAGCACGTGGACGCGGCAGCCCTCTGCTTCGGCGTACGGGACGAGCTGCTCGCCGGTCAACTTCGCGAGGCCATAGGTGGCGTCGGGCTGTGCCGTCCAGTACAGGTCGATGTCAGTCTCGGCCAGACGGTGGCCGCTGCCTTCGCGCTGCAGGTAGACCGGGTAGGCGGCGGAGCTGGAGTAGTAAACGGCACGGCGGGTGCGGGACGCGATGAGCCACCGCATGTACCAAGCGTCCAATGCGAGGTTGGTGGCGACGCCCAGGGGGTGCCCGTCGATGCTGGCGCGGCCGCCGACGATCGCAGCGCAGTGGATGGACAGGTCGTAGGGGGTGCGGTCGCGGCGGAAGAAGTCGAGGGCGTCGCCGATGTTCGCGGCCCGCAGGTCGCAGGTGGTGACGTGGTCGCCTCGTTCTTCAAGTGCGCGGTGAAGGTGGCGGCCGATGAACCCGGCGCTGCCGCTCAGGAAGACTCGCATGCTGTTCTCCTCAGAGCCACGTCACGGCAGCGGCGTTGATAGCCAGGTGGATGGTGTTGTCAGCGATGATCATCAGCCAGACGGCCATCCACGCCGGACGGTCCTGGTGGTAGCCCGTGCCTGAGCATTCGGCCCACGGGTGCCGGTACGCCTTCGGGGCGACGAGGTTCTTCGCCCAGCAGACGTGCCGGGCGAGCCGGTAGTGGTCGATGACGGCGTGCGTGATGACGATGACCGCCAGCGCGGGCAGCGAGCGGGTCACCGCGATGTACGGCAGCCCGTAGGTCAGGGCGTGAGCCCAGGCGGGCCACCAGCGCTTCGTCTTCTCGTTCGCCATCCAGTCGGACTGGATGAGGTAGTCGCCGCAGAGGTGTGCGAGGACGATGCCGAATGCGATCACTGCTTCTCCCCGAGGATGACTTGGAACTGGCCGACCGTCTCGTGCCGCAGTACCCGGAAGCCGCCCTGCTCGATGAGCACCCGGTAGCCGTCCTGATCCCAGGCCCAGCAGTGGCACTCGTCGTGGGACTCGGGCGTCTCCGTCCACGGGGACGACGCCACCAGGTACCGGGACGTCCCACCGATCCACCGAACGACACCGTGGGGGTCCGCGACGTGCTCCAGCACCTCGGTCGTCACCGCGATGTCGCCGAGCTGGACACGGTCCCGGTCGGCGCCGAACACGTCGAGGGGGTAGGCGCGAACACCGCGGGCCCGCCATCCGTCGCGGTTGGAGGGCTGGAAGTCGTAGCCCCAGCAGTCAATGTCCGCCGCCATGAGGAGCGACAGGAGGCCCCCGTCGCCGCAGCCAAGGTCCGACACGGTTGCCCGCCGGTCGATCATGCGGGACGCGTCGATGGCCATGGAAGCGGCGAGGTCGAGGCGGGGCCGGTGTACGGGCTGTTCGAGGTGCGGGGCCCGCTCCCGGTGCTCGTGGAAGGCTGCGGTGGAGACGTGCGGGACGTCGCCTTCGAACAGGCGATGCTCAGCCACGGGGGTACTCCTTGATCTGCTGAACCCATCGGGCCAGGTCGTTGGCCCGCCACGCTTCGAAAACGGCCCGGTCGGCGTCGGACCGCTCGTCGGTGTTGCACTCGGCGTAGCCCTCGTCGTACTCGGCTTTGCCTGCGATCGGGTGCATGTGCTCGACGACGACGTCCGGCAGGTAGCGGATCGCCCCGAGCGCCTGCCCGAGGGTCAGCCAGACGTTGTCCGCCCAGAGGTGCACGAGCCCGGGCGGCACCATGTAGCCCGTGGCGAGGACGATGTCCGACGTCATCGCGACCTGCGTCGGCAGGCTCGCGCCCTGGATCAGGTCATTGCCGTAGACGAGGCCCGTACCGAGCTGGTCGAGGGCCTCGATGTACTGGCCGTCCCAGCCGACGGTGCGCGGCCGGTGGTCGTCACCGAGGAACCCGATGTGGCGGCTGCCCGCGGCGACGGTCGGTGCGAGGGCGTTGAGCGTGCCCCCGAGGCGGAGTCGGGGCCCGACCTGCATCTGGAGCCGGGGATCACCGTCGGCCCAGTCGAGCCTCTGCTCGTACCCGAGCAGGAACGGGTCGTCGTCGTCGACCGCGGCAAGCAGCACTGTGTCGGCGGTGGACGTCTCCTTGAACGCGCACCAGAGTTCCCAGAGGTTTCCGGGCCGGCTGCGGGTCGGCACGATGATCGTCAGGTCAGGCATGCTGCCTCCTCCATGTACTCGATGTGCACGTCCAGCGACGTCTCGACCGCGCCGTCCGTCTCGCCGGTCATCTCGTATCCGCACCAGCAGGTGATCGTGTAGTCGCGGCCCTCTTCGCAGTCCCCGCCGTACGGGTAGATGGCGTCGGTGCCGTGGTGTCGGTCGAGTTCGTCACGCAGGTGCTGGCATGCGCTATTCATCGCGGCCTGCTGAGAACCCCAGTTGAGGCTGAATCGCCAGCAGTTGCCGTTGGAGCAGCGCCATTGCCAGGTTGTGGAGTTGGGCGAGCGGCGGACCTCAACCATCGGTTCGGGCACCGTGGTCGTCCTTCTGCTTGGCGCCGGCCCAGGCGGCGATCCAGACGACGGCGACGAGGGTCGCGCAGATGATCGCGGTGATGATGATGGCGGTCACAGTTGTTCCTCCGTGGAATCGTTGACGATGCGGACGACGTGCCCGCACGCCGTGAAATCGACTCGGTCAGGGTCGTCGCGGTAGAACGTCAGCTTCGCCTGATGAGCCCAGCAGACAGGGCACCGTGGGAGGGGTTGCGGCATCGGAAGGATCGGACCGCCGACGACGAACAGCTCCGCCCAGCGCATATCTCGTTCGGCGCGCCGCTCGGCGAGGTCGACGTTCTCGACCTTCATGTAGTCCTCGAACTCGGCGCGGGTCATGAGGCGGACCTCGGCTTGCTCGGTCATCCCGCGATCGCCTTCGCCCAGTCGTCGACGTTGCCTTCGATCGTCCAGTCCGCTGCCTGCCGTCGGCCGGCGGCGCCCATCTCCTCGCGCATCGCCTCGTCGTTCACGAGGTCCCGCAGGTACCGGCTCCACTCGTGATCCCGGCGCACGAGGAACCCGGTCTCGCCGTGCTTCACGAAGCGGGCGTACGGCCCGTAGTCCGACGCGATGACGGGGATGCCGAGGATCGCCGCTTCCAGCGGGCGCAGCGGCGACTTGGAGGCGTTGAAGCGGTGCGGGCGCAGCGGGGCGAGCATCACGTCGTAGTCGATCGCCCGCCAGTAGTCCGGCACCGAGTTCGTCCACCCGGTGTGCCGCACCCGCTCCCGAACCCCGAGCTCCTTCGCGTAGTTGGAGCCCATCAGGTGCAGCTCCGTGTGCGCGTTCCGAGCCATGACCTGCCGCAGTTGGCCACCCAGCTCGCCGACGTCCATCTGGTGCGTGGAGGAGCCTCCCCAGCCGATCGTCACCACGCCCTCACGCCGCGGCCTCTCGTGGGTGAGCAGCCAGGCCGGAAGCCGGTTCGGGATGACGTGCACGCTCGGGTTGAAGGGGCGGACGACATCGGCGAGTTCCTCCGTCGTCACCGTGACCGCGTCCGCGACCCGGATGTTCGCCTCCAGGCGTGCCTGCACGCCCGTCTGGTTGAAGAAGCCGTGGGCGACCGGCGACGTCGCGTCGATGGTCCACAGGTCGTCGTCCAGCTCAAAGACGAGCCGCGGCCGGTCCTCCTGGGCAGCGAGTTGCTGCCAGCGGCTCGACGGGCCCGGCATGCACACCCGCTGCCCGATGATCGTGGCCGCCTGCAGATCGGCGGGCATCCGCTCGCTGAAGCCGGCAGCGACGCCTTGGTCCCGCAGGGTGGTGAGGGGCAGTTCGATGCGGAGGGTTCCGCAGCCGGTTCGGTCCGCCATCCAGCCGAAGACGTCCAGGCCGGGGTGTGGGGGCGCCACGGTGCCGCTCCGATCAAGCGGGGTGGTAGCGGGGTTGGACGCGGGACCCGACCCCGCTAGAGCGGGCCCCGCGCGGCGACCTGCATGGGGGGACACACCAGCCGCACGCCCAGACAGTAGGCGCGGCCCCTTCTGACGGTGGAAATGCAGGTCAGAGCGTTGCGAGAGCACGCCAGTGGCAGGTGAGTCTGAGGGTGTGGGTCCGGTGCCAGGTGGCGTACGCGGACGGCTGGAGGGTCGCGGACACGGGCGCTGACCTGCACCGGATCCACATCGTCCCGTTCCCCGAGGGGGTGCCCGATGCCCGGTAGTACAGCGCGTCCCGTGCTGTGCCGGCCGATCATCGGTGCGCGTGGTGTGTCGCTACTGGTCTATATGACTCGGATTTGGCATGCCGGCACCGCCCCGGGTGACCCTCACCCCTTGGAGGCCTGATGGCCTGGTACCCCGGCGCCGAGCGCATGGAGCTCCAACCCGAGTCCGACGACCAACCGGCCATCGTGCCGACCCAGCTGATCGCGCACAGCATCGCCGCCCCCTGGACTCCGCAGCGGATCTTCGAGTACTGGCGGGACAGCACGAACCTGGAGAGCCACTTCGGCCTCGGGTACGACGGCGCGATCGCGCAGTACATCGGCACGCAGACCAAAGCGGACGCCAACATGTACGCCAACCGGCGCCCCGACGGCACCGGCGCGGTCAGCATCGAGACCGCCTCCAACCTCCAGCACACCGACCCATGGACGCCGGAGCAGGTCGAGGCGCTGATCCGGCTCGGCGTGTGGCTGCACCAGCAGCACGGAATCCCGCTTCGGATCTGCCGCAGCTGGGACGACCCCGGGTACGGCTACCACCGCCTCTTCGCCGAATGGTCGGACGGCGGCACCGCCTGCCCGGGTGATGCCCGCGTGCAGCAGTTCAAGGACCGCGTCTTCCCCGGCATCGTCGCCCGAGCCAGCGGCCAGCTGCCCCCCGCCCCCAACGCGTCCCAGGAGGACGACATGCCCACCCCCCAGGAGTACGCCGCCGCCGTCTGGGACCAGCCCCTAGTCGACGTCGCCACCGGCAAGAAGGTCACCCCCGGCACGGTCCTCGCCTGGATGGACAAGGTCCACAACACCCAGGTCGAGATCCTCGGCCGGCAGAACGCAGCCACCACCGCCGCCATCACCGCACTGGCCACCCAGCTCGCCCAGGTCCATGGCGTCGACACCGCAACGGTCGTCGCAGCCGTCCAGCAGGCCATCGCCGACGCGGTACTCGACGTCAACGTCTCCGTCACCTCCACCCCGAAGGGAAACTGACCATGCCCATCCTCGGACGCGAACCCGCGCTCTGGCTCAGCCTCGTAGCAGTCCTCGTCAAAACCGGCACCGCGTTCGGACTCGACCTCACCGTCGACCAGCAGTCCGTCATCAACGCCGCAGCCGCAGCACTCGTCGGCCTCGCCGTCGCCGTCATCGCCCACGACAGCGTCAGCGCCGCCCTCCTCGGCGCCGTCCAGGCCGTCATCGCCCTCGCCGTCGGCTTCGGTCTCCACTGGGGAGCCGACCAGCAGGCCGTCGTCATGTCCCTGGTCGCCATCGCCGTCGGCATGTACACCCGCACGCAGGTGACCGCGCCCGTCAGCGCGAAGGCCCCACTGCCGCCCCTGACCGCGGTACCCGGCGACGCCTACGGTGGATGAGCTGGCCGGCCTCGGCATCGTCCAGGGCGGCGCCGCAGCCGTCCTGGGCCTCGTCGTCATGCTGATCCTGCTGGGTCGCCTCGTACCCCGCAGCACCCTCGATGACCTACGCGCGGACCGTGACGCGCGGATCACAGAACTCGCGGCTGAAAGAGACACCTGGAAGGCCGCCCACCAACTGAGTGAGGAGGCCCGCCACGTGGCACAGGACCAGGTCGGCGAACTGCTGGAGCTGTCACGCACATCGGTCCACGTACTGACATCGCTGCCCCGCACCGAGGGGGTGGCTCATGCTCAGCTGGATCAGGGCATGGCGACGCAGGGGTAACCGCGTGTCCCTCGTACGCAAGACGCCGAGGGCCACCGCAGGACAGCGGGACGCGGATCAGGCACTATCGCGCGCCGAGTCGGCGTGCACAGCGGTGAGGGAGCAGGCGGCGGAGGTGTCCACCCTGACCGCGAAGCTGCGGTCCGAGCGGGCGTCGAACCACTTCGCAGAGAGAATCAGGCTGACGGTAGAGGGAGGCCGCTGATGGACGCGGCGCAGATTGCGAACGTCTCGGCGTCTGGCCTGGTGGCGGGTGCTGCCGCCGTGGCGGCGGTCGTCTACCACTGGAAGGCCAGGTGGTGGCAGTCGCGGTGGGGCCGGCATGTGATGGCTGTGACGGTCAGCATGGGCCTGCTGGGGCTGTACACGGTGCTGGTCACGTTGGTGTGGCCGGCGGGTCCGGTGACGGCGGCGTTGCGGGTGGCCCGGACGGTTCTGCTGGTGATAGTGGCCGGCTTGTTGGTGCAGCGGACGCGGCTGGTGGTGGAGGCTCAGCGCCGGGTGGAGCCCGAGAAGTAGCGGCACGGACAGCGCCCCGTCTGACCTTCGGGTCGGTCGGGGCGCTTCGTCGTGTCTGCGACCGGCAGCGCCGCCACCTGTCGCATGATGCGTCCATGAGTCACCCCCGCGCCCGTGTCACCCTGCCCGACGGCCAGACGGTCGACGCTCTGGTGCTGGCCCGGGAGCGGGCGGAGGACGGCACGTGGTGGTACTCCCTGCGGCTCACGCTGCCGGGGCCGACGAAGGTCGACTTCAAGGCGTCGCCTCCGACGGTCCAGCCGATCCCCGGCGAGGACTACAGCCTCCTGCCGGGCCCGGCGGCGACCTCCTCGGCGTGGCTGCTGACGGAACTGCGGCGGGCCGGCGATCCGATGCTGCTGCTGCACCGGGCCGACTGCTGGCTGGCCCCGACGGACTCCCGGCCGGTCACCGACGCCGAGATGCGCGCCCTGGTCGAGGCCGGCGCCCGGCAGTGCGACGCCTGCCTCCCAGACAGGGAAGCCACGTGGGACGCCAGGTCGTAGGCGGTCAGGCGTCGGTGCTGGCCCGGGCGGCGTCCTTGAGTGCCTGCTCCGTCACCGGGTGACAGCCCTCAGCTAGGGCCTGCTGCATGGTCGGGTGCTGCCGGACGGCGGTGGCCGCAGCAGCCACGGCGGCCCGCAGGGCGAGGTGCCGATCGCTGATGTTGGCGGGCCAGGTCTGGCGCTCCACGATCTGCTCCTCCCCCGGGAACTCGATCCGGCGGGCAGCGGACACTTCCTCGACGTACGTGTCCAGCTCGGCGCGCGCGGCATCGAGGGCACGCTGGAGGGTGATCAGGTCATCAGGCAGAGGCAGAGCATCAGGCATGCGGTGATCGTACGGGCGGCCACCGACAGGACGTCCTCGGCTCGCTAAGCTGCCGGGATGACGATCAGGGCAGTGGTGTTCGATGTCGGCGAGTGCCTGGTGGACGAGACCCGCGAGTACGGGACGTGGGCTGACTGGCTGGGCGTTCCGCGGCATACGTTCGTCGCGCAGTTCGGTGCGGTCATCGCCGAGGGCCGGGACTACCGGGAGACGTTCCAGGTGTTCCGGCCGGGCTTCGACCTGTACGAGGAGCGCGAGAAGCGCGCGGCGGCCGGGAAGCCGGAGTGGTTCGGAGAGGAGGACATCTACTCGGACGTCCGCCCCGCGTTCGCCCAGCTTCGGGCGGACGGCCTGTGGCTGGCCATCGCCGGCAACCAGACGGTGCGGGCCGGCGGCCTGCTGCGCGAGCTGTTCACCGGCGACGTCGACCTGATCGGCACCTCGGACGACTGGGGCGCCAGCAAGCCCGACGTGGCGTTCTTCGACCGCGTCGCCGAGGTCACGCCGGCTGCCCTCGACGAGATCCTGTACGTCGGGGACCGCCTCGACAACGACGTGCTGCCGGCGCTCGCCGCGGGGATGCGCACCGCGCTGATCCGGCGCGGCCCGTGGGGCTGGATCCAGCAGCACGACCCGGCCGCCGACCGGTCGACGTTCCGCATCGACTCGCTGGCCGAGCTGCCCGCGTTGATCGAGAAGCTCAACGCTGGAGAGAGCTGA